ATCGTCATAAGTTTTTTTAATAGATAAAATAATATCAGTCATTATTTCACAACCAATACAATCAGATTGTGTTATTAATAAAACTTGTATCATATTATCGTCCAGTACTACCATGTCCTCCAGCTCCTCGTTCAGTTTCTTCAGGATTAAGTTTTCCTTTTACAAATTCAATTTTATAATAAGGGAAACAAAACATTTGACCAATACGCTCACCTACTTTATAAGGAGGATTATTTTTAATTCTTCTTCTATTAATAACATCAATAGAAATATTAGAAACCCCTACTTTACGAAATATATCTGTAATAGATTGAATAATCATATTAATTGCATCACGAACAAATGTAGAAGTGCGATCTTTAAAACAAAATAAATATTCTCCTCTATAACCGTAATCTCCAGTTGCAGGAGTATTAGCTAAATAACAATCTGTTTTACGATTAGAAGAACGAGGTCTAAATTCAAGAAACCATCCTTTAGGCGGTTCAAATCTAAAATTAGTACCATAAACCCAACAATCATTTTTTTCATCGTATTCACAACTTGTAGCGTAGATATCAGCTCCAGCATCATCAGGATTTGCATAAATAGGAAGAATATTATCTATTGGAGATTTCTTTTCTTCTTCTCTGTAAGCATTTACAATTTTAATTGTAGTTTCATTTACTTTAGGATCTACAATTTCATAAGTTACTTTAACTGAATTTTGAGAATTTTGTTCCATAATTATTCTTTAAATAATTCTTCTTTTAATTTGTTATCTAAAACTATATAATAATTATCTGTTAATCTAATAATCCAATCATCAACATCTATTATAATATTAATATAAACTAAAATTCCGTTATTTTGAATATAACAATATTTACAAAAATTTAATATATCTAAAACATTTTCTCCATTATATTGAATAGCTTCATAAAAGAAATGTTTAATTACTAAAGTTTTAATATTTTTCATATATTACACAGCTTTAGCTAATTTTATTGCTGAATCAAAAGTGTTAATAATTTTACGAGATTTATCTCCATAAAGGATACTATCCATACGATTAATACCTTCACTATTATCAATATTAGAATAATATCCAGTAATACTATTTACAGCCCCCCATAAAGTACCAACAAATTCTTTTTGTCCAGGGCCTTCATAATAATAATTAAAAGTTTTATTTAAAATATTAACTTTACGCATAGAAACGCCACTTGCATCAATAGCTCTCCAATTTTTATTAACTAATGCTTCAAATGTATATCCAGAATCAATAACATCTTGATATTCTTTATCTGTTAATATATTACTACAAAGCCATTCTATATAATTATTATCGGAAATAGATTTATTTGCAAGAATACTATAACATTCATTTATATGTTCGCTCTTTTGTTTACAAATGCCAAGTATTTCTTTTGCAATATTTATTTTAGAATGAATACTTTTAGTATGTCTAAAAGTTATAAAATTAGAACTTGTATTAATAGCAGCAGTTAATGTATTTTCACAAACAATTCTAATAGGAGTAAATAATATTTTAACACCAGAACTTCCATCATGAGAATTAGTAAATACTAAATAATTATCTACTGGATCTCCATTAACTAATATAGTATCTGGTAATTTAGCACTTACAAATATACGTTCTCCATTTCCAAAAATTCCAGCTGTTTGCCAAATTGCTTTATCAACTCCAATAGCATCGTCAAAGAAATTAAAAGCTTCAATATTTTGAACAGGTGTATATTTTCCTTTAACTATACCTAAAGGAATATTTAAATCTTTACGATAAGTAGCATAACTATTTTCAAAAGTTCTATATACTTCTCCCCCGTAAAGGAAAGCATCCGCATTTAGATCTTCATTAATATGAGCTGGCATTTTACTCACAATATTACATTTACCAACTTCCCAATTAAGTCTTGCTTTTTTAATAACATCTGCGGCAGTTTCACAATCTGAAACATCTACAACTCCTTTATAATTAAAAGGAAGTCCTTTAACATTGAAACTCATAATATAAAAATAATAATAATAACATTATAAAATTAAATCCAAACATTACTAAAAATTTAATAATAGGAGCGGCTGTAGTTTTTTTAATTTTATTATAATTATTCAAAGTACCTTTAAAAATATTACTAACTTGTTTATTTTTATTAGTATATTTATCTTCAATATAATTTATAGCCATAGTAATACCTACGCTTTTTCCAAAATAATAACCAAATAATAGTGATACTATTATAATAGTTATTATTAAAATTACTGTAACAGTTGTTATCATAACTTTTTAAATTTACGAATATCTATATGCTTATATTTATCATCTATATTAATAGAAACATTATAAAATTCTTTAAGAACTTTTAGTTTAGGAGAACGAGAATCAACTGTATATATATCAATATCATCATGATTAGTAATTCTCGAACAATTAATAATTACAGGATCTCTTGGATAAAAATTATTATGTTTAATATAACATTTATTAATATATTCTCCAGCAATTACTCCTCCTCTTGTAATATAAATACGTTTATTAAATAATTCTTCTTTTCGAGGAATATAAAGTTCTTTATTATCAATAAGATTATATACTTTATCTACAATAATTTTATATGCTCTATTATAATACCATTTATTATTTTCATCTTTATTAATATAAATACATGTATTATATTCATTATTTAAATCAATAGGTGTTACTGGATAATTATTTATAAGTCTACTAATTTTATTTAATATATCAGTATAATTAATACTTTTAATATTATGTTTATATACTAATTCTATAATAATATTAAATATAGCATCTGTATAATCTGCCCCATAGTCTTTCTCTAATTTGTTTAATTCAGTTTTAAGAAAAACCATAAAATTAGAATTATCTTTTTCTATTTTATACATAATGAATTAGTATTTTCAAGATTTGCAATAGTAATATTATCATTTGTATTTTGATCTTTAACTATATATTTTACAGTATTTTTATCTATATCTATATCTACTCCAGTAGAATAATCTAATCCATAGTATGCTTGTAATAAATAATTATTACTTTCAATTAAATTCTTTAATGAAACAGTAAACTTAAAAGTAATATTTGTACAAATAAAATCATAAATAGTAAATGGAGCAAAAGCTTCTCCTCTTTCTGCAATACATTTAGCATTAATAGCATCAATTAAACCTTGAATATCAATATCATCTCCTGTAATTAATAAATCATTTTTATATAATTCTCTACAATATTCAATAAATTCATATCTTAAAATATCAAGTCTTTCTTTATTTTCAATAACAGAAACAGTAGATTTTGTAAATAACTTACAATCTTCTAATTCAATAACTTTATTTCCAGATTTGCCATTACTACCAAAATTAATAACAGCATTTTTCATTGTATTTCGTAAAACTTCAATTCTATTAGTACGAGTTTTCTTTAATTCTTGAAGTCTTTTAATTTCATTACTAATACCTTCATTATAATTTTTATAAACTTGAATAGCTTTATTATAATCAGAAAGTTTTTGTTTAAGATTTTCTTGATTAATGTTAAGTTGTTCTAATTGTTCTTCAGTAATTTCACCAGCATTTTCTTCTATTTCAATAAATATTCTATTTATATTTTCTTGAATTTTATAAATATTATCTTCCATATAAATTTGTATTAATTACTATTTTAGCTTTTAAATCTCCGCATTTTTTACATTTAAGAACAAATACTGTTCCTATTATATTTCCTCTTGTATCTACATAAGGATCTTCCTTATAAACTTCGTATTCACATCCTCCATATAATAAACATTTCCAATTCATAATGCAATTTCATTTTCGTTAATATTAATAATTTTTATATCTTGTATATTTATATTTTTAATAATAGACTTAATTTCTTTTACTTTTAAATTAACAATAAAATAAACAGAAAATTTAGTAGCTAAATTTATATCTGAGTTAAATTCTATTTCAGATTCTTTATATATTTCTCCACAATAATATTGTTCAATATTATCTATTATTGCTTTAATTATATACATATTAATCTCTAAATTTATATCCTAAATAAATAAGTTGATCACGAATTAAACCAGCTATAATTTTAGCATTAGGATGTGGTTTTCCAGTAGTTCCATAATAACGAAGATCTATAATATGCCTCCATTCTTTTACAGTATATGTATAAATTACCTCAGTAGCAGTACATAAAGGAAGAAATTCTCTTGCGTCTTCAGGACCCCATCCTCTATTTATTCTATTAAGATAATTACTTTCATATTCAGACATTCTATTAATAAATGCTAATTGATCGGCAATTTCTAAATTATCATAATAGTAAGGTTTACAAATAGAAATTTGATTATTAAATTTATCTTTACTATAATTACAATATCTTGTACTTCTTTCAGCAATATTGTTAGGACTAACTCTATTTAATTCTCTTGATGTACTAATTTGAGTAGTAACTTTAAAAGTAAATCTTTTATATTCTTTAAGATCGTCAGGAAGATCTTTTATAATGTGTTTAGCTATTTCATTATATTTAGCAATATTATTTCTTTTAAATTCTAAATAAGATTGTCCATTCATTACAACATATAAATCTTTATTATCAATAATTTCTATATTTGTTGCAAAATAAAAATAATTATCTACTATATGTTTATTCCAATAATCTTTATCATATTTACAATAAATAGTAGCATGACGAAACATAGATAAATGATTATTTGCTATTAAAACATTCTTACAAAATTGCTCATCATTTATATTAGAATTATTATTAGAAGCATAACAAACTCTGGCACAATTGGCAACATGAGAATAAAAATTATCTTCTTTTAATAATTCTACTTTAGGTTCTATTAAAATCATAATTAATTCTTTTTACTATTCCGCCCGTAAAGGAAGGATGTCAATCATTATTTCTACTTTCTATTATTTCTCGTTTTTCCCTATATACAGTATTAATAATATTAAATATATTATAAAATAGATTAAATTTAGTACCGTTATTATCTATAATATAATCTTCTTTAATATTATCTATACACTCTGAAATATGTTTATCATTATCATTATTTTCAGTATTTCTATTTATTTTAATAATTATACCACCTAATTTCTTTATCATTTCAGTTTCATCCCTAAATCTAACATCAGGAATAATACATAATCTATATTTAGTAGCTTTAGTACTTATAGTATTAGCAATTAATTTTGTCCATAAACTATTATCAATTAATTGTTTTCCTATATCAGTTCCAATATATTGTAGTAAAGTTCTAATTTTAATACACATATTATTATTTAGCATCCAATATGAAAGAGGAAGTTTAATTAATTCATCATAAGTAACTATTAAGTATTTTTTATTTTTAGCTTCTTCTTCATTTATAAAAGCATTTGTAATAGTACATTTTCCAGAAGTATATGCAGCTAATTTAATATATTTATTATCCTTATAATTTCTATCATAAAAATATTTAATATTAATATTAAATAGTTTAGATATAAATTCTTTTAAAGGATCAGCAAAATGAACAATAGTTTTTAATTCTTTTTCTTTATTAATTACATCATGCAATACCCAATCTTTATAATTTGCCCCTCTAATATTTTTTTTAATAATATAATCAATAATAGAGGCAGTTAAATCTTTACCTGAACCTTTTTGTCCAGATAAACCTATAATTAGTCTACTTTTAATATCCATAGATACAAATATATAAATAATATATGACTTTACCTAATATTTTCTAAAAAAATATTATATAATTTGAAGTTAAAATAAGCTGTTTAAGCGTATATATTTTTAATTCGTATAAATATATTAGATTTATATATTTTGTTGTAAAATAGCTTAAAACAGCTTATTTTGGCCATTTATTATATATAAATATCCTCGCTAATCAAAAAAATAGTGCTGAACATATAGTCCAGCACTTATAATACCTCAAATAGAAATACAATAAACGTCATATATATCATAATTATCTATTAATTTCATATTAATATTAAAATTACAATTATAATTAGAATTAAGATAATCTTTTAATTCTCCTCTAACAGGAATTTTTACTCTTCCATATCCATCAACTTGACAAAGCCTACAATTTTCATTAAATTTATGATTAGATAATAAAATATAATATTGTCTACCCAATTTATCAACATTAAGAGCGCATTCAACAAAATATCTATAATTAATATTAGTAGGCATAAATATTAATCCTTTTTTAATATCAAACCAAGCTCTTTTTTTATTAACAACAGGATTAATTATATTATAAGAATATATATTAGTTAGCATATTATTATTCAAGACGAACAGTTTTTACGTGAAAAGGAACACGATAAACTCCACTTCTTTCACCAAAAGTAATATGTAATGTTTTATCTATAAATTTATCTCTAAAAAATAAATATCTTTCTTGCTCTTTTAAAGTACCGTTAATATGTACTTCAAAAGTTTCATCATTTATATCATTTTTACACAAAAATAAAGGAATATTTCTTGAAATTCCTTCAGGATAAATATCGATAATTTTAAATGATCCTTCCATAACATCTTTAAATTTAATCATAGAAAAATTACGTTTACCTATTTGATATTCTTTATCTGGATCACGAAGAATTAAACCTTCAAATCCAAGATCAATAAATAAATTTCTATATTTTACAGCATCGTCTTCATTTTCAATAGTATAATTATTAATATAAATAAATCTTTCTTTATTATTTAAATGATTATTTAAACTTGTAAATTCATAAGTTTTATTTTCAAATACTTGTCCAAGAATATCAAGTCGTCTATATTGAGGGGTATCGTCAATTATAGCATCATAGCACCAATATTGAATAAATTTATTTTCTTTGCATTTAGGATCTTTAACAAAATGATTAATTTCATTAACTTTATAACCAGGAAGATATAGTTCACCATCTAACTCCCAATCTTCATCAATCATTTTATTAAGAAATTCATTAGGAATAACAGTTAATAAATAATCTTCAAGATTAGAAAGACTATTCCAATAAGTTCCTTCACGAGATTGAAATCTTAAAGTAATGGGTTTAAACATATCGGTATTATTTCGTTTAGCACTAATAATACAACGAAGTCCATTAATTTTATATTGTCCTATTCTAATAGGAGTTTTATTAAATATTTTATTATTAGTATTATTAAATGTTTTAGCTAACATTGGAAGTAATGTTCCATCAGCAGTAGTTCTATCATAAGGTAAATAAGTTTCAAGATAGGTTAGGAGTGCATCTTCCTTTACGGGCGTGCTCCAATTATCATCTTTTATTTCATCAAGAAATTTATATCCTTGTTTTCTTTTTTGTTTATATCTTGATTCAACTTCATCTTTAGGATTACGAGCAACGTGTATTTCTTCTACTTGAATAGCTTTACCTACTATTCCATGAGAAACAATAATAATATTTTGAGTAGGAGAACAACTGGCTTTCGCTTCCCAAAAACAAGGACGGCCTAAATTATTTCTACGATACAAAGGCTTATATTCGTTCATACATTAATATTCTTCTTTATTTGTAAAATCAAAATACATTTCAGATAAATCTCTACCTGTATGTTTTTTATGTTTATTTAAAATATTAGGATCTTTATTAACTTTATATTTTTTAGTTTTAATATCTTGTATAAGAAAAGTATCTTCTCCAGTAATAAGATCTTTAGTTTTATAAGTAATAATTTTTCTTTTAGATTTTTTAGATTTAGTAATAGGAGGAATATAAGGATTATTAATTTCAAATTTTATATTTTTAGTATGAACATCAATAAGTTTATTTATATATTCTTTATATTCATCATTATTTTCAGTATAATTTAAAGTTTCTAATATATAAAAATAAGCATTAATATTTCTTGCATACATAGGATAATTAGTCATCATAGGACGACCGCAACTAAACTCTTTAGTACAATCAAGATCGTTTAATAAAGAATTAAATATATCTTGAGGAATTTTAGTTTTAATACGATTATCTAAATCTCTATAATCTAAATAATTTAAAGTATAATCAGGAAAAGAATATTCTTTTTCATCTATGATTATTGTCATAAATAACTTTTAGTAGTTTTATACACTATAACTCTTTTAGGTTTTCCTATTAAACAATAATTATACATAAACCATTTAACAGGATCGACTTCAATAGTCATTTTATAAACATTATTTATTGGAGTAGCTATTCCAGATTTATAATCGAATGTGCTATATACAATATTACTTACTATTTCCGGAAATATTAAATTTTTATTCTTTATAAGTTTAACATCATTTTTATTATTAAAATCTATTTCTCCATATAAAATAATTTTATCTCTTTCTATAAATTGAGTTCCTGTATTAAATCTTAATCCTTTATCAATATTTTTTTCATCAGTTTCAGTTATTTCTTTCATAACAGCTAAATCGCATATTTTTTCAAAATGGCATAATATCGTTTGTTTCCTTATTCCTAATAGATTGATTTCTTGTAACATAATCATTAATTTTGTTATAAGTTTCTATAATAAATTCTTTACATTTATTAAAACCATAAATACTTCTTAATTCAAAGAAATCTTTGGCATTATATATTTTAGGGATATAAATTGGCAACATACCAAATTCATCTCTCAAATATATTGCCTCTAAATATCCAGATTTGTCATTATCCATTAAACATATTAATCGCTTACTATCTTTAATAGCAAGTTTATTGTACAACCAATAATATTCAGCAGTACTTAATTTATAATTTTCAGCAGGAATATTAATAGTTCCAATTTTTGCTTTTACTCCATCCCCCGTAAAGGAAGACATCGCCCACAGCATTTTACTTAAAGCTACCCTATCTTTAGTAGATTTAGTAATTACTATGTAATCATAATCATCTCTTTCAAGATTATAAATACCTTCTAAATGATTATAATTAGTAATAAATTTAGTATAATGTTTATCTCTTTTAGGAAAATACAATTTAACATCATGTATTCCTTTATTATCTCTACCTGTTATATAAGCATAACAAGGATCTTTTTTATCATAAATATATTTTGGTTGAGGATTAGTTTTTCTATTTATATAATATTGATCTACGGCGTATATAAAATTAATATTTAACCAATTTAAATCTACTCCTCCTTTTTCCCAATATTCAATATCATATTTATTCCATTCTCTAACTACAAATTCTATAATAGGTTTACTTTTTTTAATATTATCTCTTCCTATAGAAAGATCTTTTAATACATTTTCATCTTTTTCGTTTCCATAAATAATATTTCCAAAAGTAAATGCAATATGTTTTAATACAGATATAAAATCCTTTTTATTAGTAATATCAATAGATCTATTATATGTATATGAAATTACATAGGCAGCTATATCAAAACAATCTCCCCATATAAATCCTGCAAAATCTTTAAATTTAAGTTTTCCCCTATTATCATATCTAAATCCACAAGTAGGATGACGATCATATCTTAAAGGAGAAATAATTAGTTCTCCAGTATCAATACAATGTTTAATATCTTCTTCACTTAAACCTAAATATGCAGAAAATATACTTATTTGACTTATTTTAGAAAGAATAAAATTTTTATCTAATTTAGCATTATTTATATTTCTTTTCATACTATAAAGAAAGGGGAGGTATTAATAAATACCTCCCCCAATATGAAATTAAATATACTGTCGTTGTTTATTATTTTAGAAAGGAAGCCCGTCTGCAGGAGCACCAAAATCAATAGGACTTTCAGGCATAACCATACCAGGAGCAGATTGAGTAATAGATACACCAGGCATACCAGGAGTAGAACCTACATTAGGCATAGTAGGAGTTTTAGCTATTTCTTGCAAAATAATACTTTCCTTGCTTACATCTACACGAAGAGTAGGAAGTGCGTTAGCTTTATAAATTTCAATAATACCTTCTCCTACAAATCCAGGAACAGCTAAATCTCCTGCGTTTCTTCCACTATTAATAGCTTTCCAAGCTCCTTTTTGTTTAATGCAACAAAGAAGTTTAAGCCAAATAGTAATAAATTCATTTGCGGATTTCTTATAAACAGGAATACCATTATCTACACGATCGTTTCGCATAATTGCTACAAAATTAGTAAATAATGTTTTCCATCCAGCAATAACTTCTTCTGTGGGTATAGAAATATATTCACCGTTTTCGTCAAAATCCTCAAAAGGCAAAGTAAGAGCATTTTCTTCCTCTTCAGTCATTTCACGGCCTTTAAGAATAAATACATCCATATAATGTTTCATCATTTGAAGAATAGAATTAACTTTCCATTCATCTTTACCACCAGGAATAGTATCTACATTAGACTCCGCCGGCATTAATTGTTGAGTAATATAGCGACGCTCACTAATGTTTTTATGATTACTTGCAAATGTAATTTGAATTTTAGGAATAGTCATTCCTGTAAAAGAGGGAAGACCTACAGAATCTTCTCCAATAGTAGCTTCCGTAACTTTAATATCTTCAATATGAGCTAAAAATAGTCCATTTTGAGGATTTGCATCTCGTTGTGAAAACTTAATACGAGCAGCGCCTCTGACTTCATTTGTAATACCACGACGAGCTTTTTTAATTACTTTAGGTTCAGCACTTTGATCAGTAGTGCTTTTTCCATTTTTTTCTTGTACCATAAATTTGCAAATTTAATTGTTTAATAAATGAATATAAAAATGGCTAAAACACCATTAAATATTAATAGTATTTTAGCCATCATTTAATTAATATATGAAACGGAATTACTCTTCGTTAGCTGTACCAATACGAGCGGGAGCTTTATCGGTATATTCGCCCATCATAACAACATTTACCTTAACATCCTCATAACCGTCGAATACGAAAATCTGTTCAACAGTCGTTACATCAGCATCAAAGATACGATTAATTTTATTTGCGTTATCACCAAGATCATACTTGAGTTGATTCCATACATTAGTATCAGTAAACGTAAGATTAACACCAGCACCGGTTACTTCGCTCGGACTTGCTACTTTCGAACCACGATATTTAGGAATTTCACGGCCCTTAACAAAAGGACAAAGAATATTCATCTTTTCTTCAAGAGTTGCATCTTCACGAGAAAGAGCAGCTTTAAGCTCATCATCATCTTGAGCCATAGCAGCTTCCAGCATCTCTTCTAAATTCTCTTTTACGAACTTCATACGCTCATCTTTAGTAAGACGCTCGTTAGTAGTACGAACATTGCCTTTGGCATCTTTTTCTACAATACCCTTTGCTATACCCCACTTATCAAATTCCTTGTGAATAGCAATAGCTGCCTCCGGAGAATCAAAATCAATACCATTCTCATCACAGAATTCAACAAGTGCTTCGTTACGCTCAGCAATAGCCTGATCAATACCAGGAATATTATTAATAAACATAATATAATCACCATGCTGAACATTCAAAATCTTACTTACAGGAGAAGTAATACGGAAACCACCGGGAGTAGAAACTGCAATAACCTGCGGATCATAATTAACATTACGCTGACCTGCATTAACAGCCGAGAAACCAAACTTTACATTTACGCTTTTCATAATAATTTTGTTTTAAAAAATGTTAATAAAAATTAATTTGTTTATAATGTTTTAGAGGAATATTAACTACATTTTAGTAGTTGCAGATAAATCCTCTACTTCTGCCAATTCTATATTACCTAATTCTTTACCACTTATAATCTTTAATTCAGTAGTTTCCATACAACCCATAATAACATCAGATGCTATATCACGAGCGCCATAAGTAAAAGCTCTATGACTAATTAATATTTTAGGATATTTAGCATAAGTATCTTTTTCAAATAATTTAGCTGTTTGAGCTTCTGAATAAGTAAATTCTCCAATAGCTGTTACAGTATTTCCATTTATAATTCTTGTAAATTCATATTTAGTAATATAATCTACAGGTTGATTGGCTATTCTATAAATAGGAATTTTTCCAGATTTAATAATACTATCTGCGTGCTGTCTATTAACAGCAACTTCAAACTTATTTGTCAAATTATAGCTTTTATAAATATTGCCTGAAAAATCACTATACCAACTAACAGGATATATATATACTGTTTCATTAGTAATTCCGTTCTTTTCATCGGCAATACGTTTCTCATTAGCTTCTTTTACAGATTTACATCTTTCAACAAAATCTGGAAGTTTCCCATCAATATAAACATTAATACCGTCTGTATATTCATACAGAGGTGAATAATTATTAATACAACGCCAAGTAACACCTGCCCTCGATAATAATGCTTTAATAACGTGAATATCAACTCCAGTTTTACCATTAATAACGTGAATATGTTCAATAGCTGTACTAAAAGGCATATTAAGATCTTTAGCTCTCATAAGAATAGCTAAACCATCATTTACACTTTTAATACCACCTTTATCACTTCTCATAATCTTATCTAAAAATGCAGTAGCGGCAGCTAACTGTTCATTATCGAAAAGATTAATTGAAGAAAGACTATTACCATTAAAATTATCACGAACTGCAACTGAATGTTGAACTCCAGATTTGTTATTAGTAACAACAGGCGTATCGTTATTACTAATACTTTCTTTTTGTTCATTTATTCCGTCCATATATCAAAGAACCGTATTAGTTTTACACCACAATTATAATATATATATTTATAACTACCAAATCTATTAGCAAAAAAAAATAAATAAAATTTTATAAAATTATATCTCCGCTTTCTTCATCATATAAAATTTCTTTTTCTGTTTCATTAATTACTTTATATATCGGAGTTTCTTTTGTTGCAGCAATAGATTTAGCTTCAATAGTAGAATTACAATAAATAGTATATACAAGATTAGGTGTAGTATTAAATTCTATTTCTTTAAATTTATTTCTAATATCAATAACACTATCACAAAGAGGAGAAGTAATTATCAATCCGAAGCAAGCTAAATTTAGCTTATTTAATGATGCGTTTTTAGTTGATAATACAGTTAGTCGGTTATTATTATAATATCTTAAATTTGAGCTGGAAATAGCTTGTGAACACACTATTTTCGGTTTACCTTTATCCTTACCTGATTTAATCAATATGGCCACACCATTATCATCAACAGCAATAGCACTTTCAATATTATCGTGATAATCTCCACATTTAATATTATTATTATTTAAATATTTAGTAATTTCTGCTGCAAATTCACCACGTTTAGATATAATAACAAATTGTTTATCAGGATGTCTATTAATAATATCTAATATTACAGGTAATTTATTTTTATTATCAGTAACTAAATCTCTACGATTCTTCATTATTTCATAAATAGTACAAACTCTTTCTAATAACGCATTAGGATTATAAATTTCATCTATTTGTTTATTAAAAGGAATAGACATATCTAAATTTTCAGACCATCCATTAGATTTAGCAATATTATATCTAACTTCGGCAGCAGATAAATTTAATTTATAATCTCCACATTTAATTTTTTTAATATTTTCAATATTACCTATTACAGTCATAGAATTATTAATAAACGCAGTTTGTTTATCATATTCTTTTTTATCATTATCATCTAATTCAATTGCTATGCGATGTTCCTCTACGGGGGAAAATCTTTTAGCTTTAACTGCATCTTCTTTACTTATACTTGTAATTATAATAGGTAATGTATTATTTAATAAATTAGTATTATTAAAATCAATAATAGTTTTAGTCATTATAGAAAGAATAAATTTAGTACATTGTTTTAAATAATCAATTCTACTATCATAATTATTAATTCCTATAAGTATAATTAAATCATAATTATAATTATATCCTTTCTTTATATAATCAAAACTTAAAATTTTAATAGTATCTTTATCAATATTATTTTTATAAAAAATATCAACAATAGATTGTCTTGTATTAAAACAATCTGTCACAATAAATATTCTTGAATCTTTATTTTTAGCAAGAACTTTATTAATTATATTTATAGCTAATTCAGAATAACTAAAAGGTTTAAGACAATATACACTTCCAATACCTTTTTGATTTTTCCATTTATTAGCTATTTCTTCATAATAATTATCTAATATATTCATATTTAATCATCAAATAAAGTATTAAAAGCTCCACTATATTTTTTAATTAAAACTTTTCCACTTTTAGTTTTTTTAATATTATTTCCTTTTAACGCAGGGCTAATTCCTAATTTAATAGGATTAATAATCTTAAATGCTTCATCATAATAATACTGATAATTAATATCTCTTAAAGAAATATCTTTATCATCTAAACTATTAAGAATAGTAGTTTTAAATCCTGCACAAAGTTTTCCTCTTGATTTTTCAGTATTATGTACTTTTTCTATTATAGAACCATTATTAGATACATAAAATCTACAATTTCTTTGACTTTCTTTATAAACAGTATTCCCATTTTTATCTATAATAGTTTCTTCTACATGAAATTGTTTTCCTATATTTTGAGTTTTACAAAAATCTAAAATATTTGTAGCTTTATATAATGTTTCAGTAATAGGAGTATTATTAATAAAATATTCTACAACAGCTTTAGCTACAATAGGCATATCATATCCTTTTTTCAAATCAATAGCATATTGTAAAGGATGCAACGCACCTTTATATGTAAGTTTACCATTAGTTTCTTGACAAAAATAATTATTTATATCTCTACAAGCATAAATTTTATAATATTCACTATCTGCACTTAATTTTGTATCTTTTTGCCACTGTTCAGTAATAGCTTTAAATGTTTCGACTTTATTTTCAAAAAGTTTGACAACTATACCATCAGTATTCGCAGATACTATTTCTATCCCATTCAACTCCAATTCTTCACATAGCATCATAATCATTAACTGACCATTAATAGTAACTTTAAGAACAGCAAGTCTATCGCAAAGATCACCATAAGCAAAGCCTAATTTTCCATAAATACTATTAATAACAATCTTTAATGCTTCTGCAAGAATATTTTTAGGAATACCGTCTATAATATCTTGTTTACTATGTTTAGCTTCAATGCGAGTATCTCTTAACCATCTAATAAGTTTACTAAAAATATGAATATTAAGATGTTCAGGACCAATTTCATATTCAGCCATAATAGAAGGATAAAATGAAGAGATATCATAATGAACATACACAAAATTACTATTATTAATATTTTCATTATTTCTCTTTACCGTTTCCCCCGTAAAGGAAGATGCACCATCCCAGGTACTTATTAATACTCTCGGAACATCTTGACTATGTAATCCTCCTGTTGCAATAGAATAAGTTAAATTATTTATAGTAATTTCAAACCAAGCATTATTAATATCACTTTTTAAATATTTAAAATTAGAATATTTAGGAGCAACATCTTTTAATGCTTTTTTACCAATAGAAAAAATAACAATTTGTTTCATTTCTTCAAGCATTTCTTGAAGAGCTGGAGTTTTAAATTTAATAGAATTAAATATAACTTTTTTAAAAGATAGTGCACTTCTTTCAGTAATTTTACCTTTCCATTTAGAAGGATGAAGTCCACTAAATTCAGAATAGAATTTACTAAATAAAATATCAGCCATTTTACTACGGCTGGCACTCAAAACATTTACTTTATAAGAATATGATATAGTATATCTTAATCTAATTTCATCAATATATAATCTAACTATTTCACATCCAATAAAACAATCATTTTTATTATAATACATCATAGGAGGAATATATTCATTAATAATATAACGATCCCATTCATTAATAAGATCGTTTAATTGAGTAATAGACATTCCTCTATATCTATCTTCTTTATAATAATAATTTACATCTTTTTCACAAATAGGAGGAAGAATAAATTCTAATAATTCATACCATTGAATATTAATAGAAGTCTGTTTAAGACTTTTAGGAACAGGTTTTTTATCACCATTTTTATCAATAATACTATTTGCTTTGTTTAAAGCAAAAATAGTCATTATATCAACACCTGTAAAAGGTAATTTATATTTTCTTAAAGACTCAATATAAAAATCTTTTTTAGCTAATTCTTCATTATTTTGTAAAGATATTATTTTTTGCGAAGTTTCATATAGCATTCTAATAAGTTCTTTAGTAGTATTATATTGATCAAAGTGCATTAATAATGCAGCAATCATTAAATCATCATATTTAGAACTATTATAGCCATATAAATGAGTAATAATATCTACTTCATTATTATCAATTATTTCTTTATGATAACGCATATTATTTATAGTCGAAACCATAGATAATAATTGATTATCATCATTATCTGTAATATAATATTGTTCAACTTTTACTTGATTGAGTAATTCTTTTATTTCTTTTACAGTATATTTTTGAACTAAAGGAATAGGAGTTTTTACTTCTTTATCTTTTTTAACTTCTATTTTACAAGCATCTTTCATTATATTAAGATAAGAAGTAATATCAACAATAGTAATAGAAAAGAAGTTTTTTAAGACTTCAATGTCATAAAATTTAGTAATAATCATATAAAAGAATTTATAGCATTAGCAAATAATACTTTAAAATTATTATATCTTCCTTTTTGATTATTATTAAATATTATTTTAATTTGATGATATGGAAGATTAGCAATATAATCATTATTATTAATATATAAACATAATATATTTCTAAATATAAATTTTTCAGTTTCATATTTAAGAAAATATTTACAATATGGAATAGATTGTAAATAAGTATTATAATTTTTATCAATAGTACATTTTACTTTTGCTGTAATATAAACATTCTCAAATATATTTAATCCTGTAATTTCAGTATATTCTTTAGATAATATATTTATAACTTTTTTTATATTATTAAAAGTAGGTAATATAAATAAATTTCCTGAAGATGGATTTCCAAAACCAAATTTTACGTGTTCTCCTGTATGAAAAATTCTATTAGGACAATTAATACAAATATTATTTTTATCAATAGGTATAGAAGTATAATTATTATGAAATAACTCTATATCTTTATTTATTTTTTTTCTAATTCCCATAGCATAATATAAGATTTTTTCTTGCTCTTGAACAAGCAACATATAATCTTCTTAATAATTCGTCTTGATTTGCATAAGGAGTACCATTAGAATCAAATACCATATTATTTACATCAACAAAAACAGTATCATAAGTAGAGCCTTGCATAACCTTATAACTTTCATTATAAGCCTGACTATATCTTAAATTATTCTTTTTATAATATATCCTTTATAATTATATGGACAATTACATTTTATATATTTATATATATTATTCCAAATATGAATTATAATATCCAAATAATATTATGAATAATTTTCCCCCTTTTCCCAATAATAGTTATAATATTATTATTAGTACTCCTTTCGGATAGTCGATGAACCTTACTATTATTATGTTTCACAACATAATGAGTAGTCTTGGCTGCTGATTGTCATATAATAATAGTTTTTCAAGCATTCACACTTGAATTTTCATTCTATGTTGTAGCACTATTATCTTCACGATGTTCCAGCAATTAAAGGGATTTTACAAGAGCCAAGTTACTAACTCTTATGGCTACTAATAGCAAATCCATAATCTATATCTCTATAATAAATAATTTTACCAGATTTATTTATTACATTGGTTGCTAATAAATATTTTTTCTTAAAATTATAATATTCTTTCCATCTTGTTCCTCTTGTAGAAGCAGACGCAGATTTAGCGGCATTAATAAGTTCAGTTATTACTTTATCATATTTTTGAACAGTAAATTTATCTCTATGATCTATTATAAATAATGGTTTAGTTATATTTCCTCCATGTATCATTTGGAATTTAACAAGAAATCCTTTAAAACCATATTTATCATCTACATAATTAGTAATATCTTTAATAATATATTCTTCACTATTATTAATAATTATACTTAAATATTCATCAACAATAGTTTCATATGACATTATTAAATCATTTTTAGTAATTATAGCTTTGTCATTATCTTTAATTATAGTATGACGAATATAATTATTCCAACTACTTACACATTTATTTGTATAAGCTACAATTCTATACATATCAATATTTTTAGTATATTCTTCATCAAGAAAAGATTTATCTACTAATTCTTTAAATTTATTTACACCACAAACAAAAAAGCCTTCATTTACATCATTATAAAAATATTTATTTCTATTTTTAGAAATAAATTCTAAAAATCTATAAGTTTTATTTTTAATATCTTCTCGAAGAATGCTTAATATATCTCTTATAGGATTATCATTTCCTTGTCTTACAATTTCATTAAGATAATTTGTTTTATAACATTGTGTAAAAGCATAACTTTGCTTTTCTCCAACAGGAGGAAGTTGAAAACTATCTCCTTGAAATATAATTTTAATATTTAATTTTTTACAAGTACTTATAATATATTTTACTAATTTAGCTGGAAGCATACTTGCTTCATCAACAATAAGTAATTTAATATTATCTAATTTAGGACCAGCAATAGGATTAAATTGTGGTCGTTCTGGATCAAAATCTTCTAATTTTAAATCAAGTCTAAGACCAAATGTACTCTGTATAGTTTCAACATTTCTAATATTTCCAATAGCATTATTTAATACACGACAAGCTTTATGAGTAGGTGCAGTACATTTAATTACACTATGACTATACTTACAATTTTCAATAATATATTTAGTAACAAAAGTTTTTCCAGTTCCACCAGGTCCACACAATCCTCTAATAAAATCTTTATCAGACCAAGTAGCTGCAATAAATGAAATTAATTCATCTATTGCAGCACTTTGATTATCTGTAAATGTTACGGATTGTTTATTTTCATTTTCATTTCTATAAAAATCCATTTATTTATTTTTATTTCTATTTCTTTCTATTTCTTCATAATTAGTTTTCCAATAATTAAACGCAATTTTACTTTCTTCATTATCATATTCTATAATAACTTTTTTGATATTGAACAAAGTAGTTCCATAAGGATTAAGAAGTAAATTACCATATACTATACAACCTGGAGCAAATGGTAAATAATTCTCATTTGTATAATTTAGCCTTTCATTTTTATTTCTAACAATACATAATCTTTTAGAGTCTTTATTTAATTTAAGAGAAAATATTTTATTTTTTTTAGCAGTATTATAACAATCTTTAAGAATAGGAACAACAGTATTATTAATATTTACAAATAACATTCCTGTAATTGCTATATGAACAACTCCATATATATCTCTTTTAATAATTGTGTATTGTTTTGCTTTTTTATGATTAGTGTTAGTTTGTTTTTTAATAACACTAAAATCAAAATAAGGCATAATAGTTTAATTATTGTTTCTTAAATATACTTTTAATAGAACTTACAAAACTATTTTTATTATCTCGTTTAGCAAGTTTTTTATTAATAGTATATTCAGAATTAGTAGGAACAACTCTTGTTGCATTTCCTTTACGGGCGTGATACTGATGATAATTTACAAGATAATCTATCTTTCCAAAAGTATGAATACCTGTACTTTCAGAATAAGTAATAGATTTATTTACAGTATCAACTGTAACAAAAGGATTTTTAGATAACATCCTTACAACTCCATTTTCATCATAATGACGATTAGCCATAATTTTACAATGTTTAATTTGGTTAATAAAATTAGTTAATTAATTGTTTTCTTGTTCTATTTTTTTATTTACAAGATCAATCATAAGTTTTATAAAAGTTATTCTATCTTCTATACCTTGTTTATTAATAGTAAACCAAGCATAATCTAAAGTATCATAAGTATCGCTAAATAGATTGGCATATTTTTTAATATTATTTCTATTAAATTCTGGAAGTATTTCAGCGTATTTATAGTCATCATTAATATAATCAAATATTCTGCTCAAAGTATTATTGCCTATACTATAGCTACGACATATATAACTTTCTAAAGCAATACATATAAAAGTTTCTTCTTTAGATTCAATTAATTCTAATAATTTAATATATATTTCTTTTCTTATAATAGAAGGAATAACCTTTCTATTTAATATACAATTTCTAACATATTGTTTAACGTAAGTATTCATAATATAAATAATTATAATTAATTCTTTTTAGCATATCCCCCGTAAAGGAAGATCCACCATATTATTCTTTTACCTTCTTTTTACTACATTAATTATTAATAATTTCTTTATTAACAATATCTATCATAAGTTTAACAAAAGTAATTCTATCTTGCATAGTATAAAACCAAGAAATATCGCTATACTTAATTAAATAAAATAAATTAGTATTTTTAAATATTAAATTTCTATCAAATTCAGGAAAACATATTTTATAATTTTTATGTATATATTCATCATTTATATCTTTATAATAAAAATTTGTATCATATACATTTATATTATAATCATTTAAAATTTTTCTTAGTTCAATACAAATATATTTTATTTCATTATTTTCATCACCGATAATAATTCTTTTTAATATTTTATTATATATATTTAATCTAATTCTTGGTGGAATAACTTTGTCATTATTAAGACAATCTATTATAATATCTTTATATATACTTATATAATATTATATTTAATACAGCTATTTTAAACTAAAATTTTGAATATTTTATAAAATAATAGAATTGATCTAATTTTATATTTAATTAAATCAATTCTATTAAAATAAGCTATTATTAGCTTTTACTTAAGTTTTTCTCCACATATCGGACAATAGTGGATTGGATAACCAATAGTACCATTTTCAGTAGCACAATTTATATAATATTGATTAACTACAAAATCATCTATTTTATTTATAAATTCTTAAATGAGCATTTTTAGTTCTATTAATATGAATATAATAACATATATTATTAATTAACCATTTAGTAATTATTTTATTAATAGAAATATAAAATATACTACAATTAGCGCTATCTTTATAATATTTAGGATTATTATTATATGGTACATATTTTATATACATATAAATATATTCTTTTATTTTATTAATAATATTTTTCATATCTTTAATAGAAGTAAATCTATAAGATTTGCCTATATGAAAATATTTTTCATTAACTTTTACTTTAATATATTGATTTTTATATTGTATTATAAATGTCATAATATTATTTATTTTTATAAGTTTTATAATTTTCTTTAGCAATATTTAAACAGTAAGATAATTCTTTATCTAAACAGAGCCATTTTTCTATATCATAATAATTATCTTCTTCTGTTTCCATAATTAAATAATATAAAATAAAAGAGAGAAAGATTAATATCTTTCTCTCTTAATCATGTTTAGTTAAACTCATCTTTAAGTTTAGCTAATACTTCTTCAAGACAAATGAGTAAATCTTCTCCAGTTGTATCAAATTCCGCATCGAAATCAAATACAGCAATAGGAGAAAAAAATTCTCATTTTCAGCTTTAGTAAGAATAAAACTACTATCAATTTCATCCATACCAAAACCATTTACAATAGTACATGGTTTTATAGAATAAAACTGATCAATTTTAATAATACTTAAAGCTACGCTTTAGAAGTTTTAAGGTTTAAAGGAAGTAACATGATTTTAAAGTTTTTGGTTAAACATTTAAAGTGAACCTTAATATATGTAATTGTACTCGGAGCGGGAATCGAACCCGCACGGCCATTGCTGGCCACAGGATTTTAAGTCCGGCGTGTCTACCTATTCCACCATCCGAGCTAATAATTAATAATAAGATTAAAATTAAAAAGTACTATTACTCTAAAAATAATATTAAAGAAAGAAGGGCAAATAATCTCTATGACATATCGAATAACGGAAGATGTAATATTATTTTTATTAGAATGAGTAATAGTACTTGTGGGCCTTGTAGGGCTTGAACCTACAACCTAATGATTATGAGTCATTTGCTCTAACCTTTGAGCTAAAGGCCCAATATTATATTAATTAATACCAAAAATAGTTTTATAACTATTAAGAATAGTTAATTCTTCACTTAATTTATTATATTTTTCAGTAGTATTAGTTAATACTTCTATATCTATAGCATTTTGTTGTAATAGTTCTATAATATGTATTTCTGCAGCACAGATACTCATTTTGATATTAGAAATTCTTCTTAATAAAGCAAGTTGATCACTTTCTTTATATTCTACATTTTTATTAGCAAATGATTCTTTTAATCTATCAAGTAATTCTTTCGTAGAATTTTCAATAAATTTATTAGTTTTCATAATAATATAAATTTAATAATTAATATTAGTTGAACCATCTGGACTCGAACCAGAAATCCAAGAACCAAAATCTTGTGTGTTACCATTACACCATAGTTCAATAAAATAACTATTTCAAATAATTATAATATAATTAGTACAATTGCCTATCGAAACATAACTACTCATAGCTATTTAAAATAGTTAAATTAGAGCTTTTTGATTTTCCCCCGTAGAGGAAAGTTCACGGACTATTACTTTACTTGCTTTTGAATTTTTCCAATTCTAAAAGCTGCAAATGCAGCTACAATACCAAGTGCTACATTAACAATAACTACCCAAATAGGCATAGTTTTAATATCAATAATAGCAACGATTACAATAGCTGCAATCATAATAACTGACCACCAAAACTTATTCATAATATTATTTATTAATTAATAATCATATTTAATAGCAGATTCTTTGTCTTCATCACCTTTAATAGTTTCAGGTTCAAAAGCTAAATCATCAAAATCATTATTTAATAATTCGCTATTAATAATTATTTCATTTTCTTCTATATTAGACATAATATATTATTCAATATTAAAATCTGTATTTTCTTCTTTAAGAAAGTTAATAATAACTTCTTTAGAATTTGCAGCAAAAGAAGTAAACGAACCAATTAAAGCTGTGATAAAAAACTTTTCAGTATAACGATAATCGCGAGAAAGACCATTACTTTTAACAGTAAATTTATCCCAAAGGAAATTTACATAATTACCTTTACCTTTAGCTTGTTCTTCTGCTGAAATTTTACTAATTTCTCCTTTCTGACAAAGATAATTAATAATAGCAATTGCAGTATATCGACGAATTTGAGCATTGTTTTTAACAATAAGAGCAAGCTCAGTAATGTGATTAGGAATATTTTTAATAGTTCTTCCCTTACTATTTGTAGGAGTATTTTCTTGTTCGGTAATATTAGAATCTTCTATTTTTTCTTGACCAATATATACTTTCGATTCATCATTTTTAGGTTCAACAGATTTTTTAGCAACTTTAGGTTCAACAGATTTTTTAGCAACTTTAGTTTCCATAATAATATTATATTTAAAATTGTTTGTTTATTAGTGATAACATTCAAATATAAATTTATTATTTGATATATGCAAATATATAATAATTTTTTTTCTTCATATACTAATAATAGTATTCTTATTTGAATATAAAAATTGATTAAAATTTGGTAACTTAATTATATAAATAAAGAGAATAGTTTAGCTATAATAATATAACTAAAACTACTCTCTTTATAAATATATTATTCAAGCATCTTATCCATAAGACGAGAAGCACCAATTTGGCCAGCTTTACCAAGTTTGAATTTGATAATGTTATTAATAATAACAGCGTGGTCGAAAGTAACAGGATCTACATTATCGCGAGTAGAAAATACATTCTTATATTCTTCACCCTCTTTAACTTCCTTTTGAATAATATCAATAGTAGCACCATTGAAAATAATAGGAAGAGCTTTAGGATGTTCAATAAGATAATTAGCCATCCACGATAATTCTTCATCTTCTTTCATAGCTCCAGCAATAGCATAAGTAGAACTAAAAATAATATTAGTGAGACCTTCTTTATAAGTAAGACCATTATCTTCACTTACAAATCCTTTAATCTTACTTGAAAGAGTAAATGATACCATATCATAATTATCTTTTTCAGTAAAATTAACATTTTTTACTTTAAGGCCAGTGATTTTCTTTGCTCCAGAAGCAAGAAGAGTCTTAATAGCTTCTTGATAAGTACTCTGTTGAACTTCAGGCTGAACAGCACTACTCTGTTCTACACCTTGTAATACATCGGTTTTCATAATAATTTTATAAAATTAATTGGTTAATCTCCTATTAAAGCTGGAGAAATAGCTTATAATTATTTTGTTATTTTTGGATATGTTTTTAATTTTCTTGAAAATAGTGGCCATTTTAATAGTTTATATAGTTGAACTTCTTCTTTTGTATATCCGATAGATAATAATAATTTTATATACCCTTGTGCAGTATTTCTGCAAGTCCATATGGATAGTTCTTTATTATTATATTTTTCAGCAATAATTAAATATTTAGATAATATCATAATATTAATAAAGGTAATAAAAATAGTTTTATTTTAGATATAATTACATATAATATTAATTGAATAATTATTAGTTATAGCAATATTGATAATAATATTAATAATATTTGTATATTTAATGTTAAGTTAAAAGTTCAATTATTGAATTTAGAAGTTAAAATATTGAATTTTAAAGTTTAGATTGAGAATACAATAAAGAATTTATTAAATTATTTGATTTAGAAGTTAAAATATTGAATTTAGAAGTTAAAATATTGAATTTTTGGATGATTTTGGGGCTTGATAAGGTTGAGATGCTATTGATTTTAGAGGAAGAGAATAATGGAGAAAAGAAGATGGAGAGGGGACTGTTCCCCACTAATACTCTCCAACTCCTTTATCCTCCTCCTAATCCTACTATTTTTCCTATTAAAACTATTTAATAGTCTTCATTTTAGCTCTAACTTATTCAAAATCCTACTATTTTCATTACTCTTATTATTTACAGTTCCTCAACATTGCTCTTAAAATTTTAATTATTATTATTTTTCCTATTCAAAATCCTACTATTTTTCTTATTATTCTTGTTTATAAATCTTAACTATTACTCTCCAGCTCTATTTTAGTATTAAAATAAATATATAAAATCCTACTAAAGATAATCTCCCATAACAAAAAGTTATTATAAAGTACTTATAATCACAATTCTATTGTTCTTGTTACATACAACTTTCCTTTATATCCTCTTGATTTTAGTTCTCCTATTAATTCTCTTGGAGTGAATTTAGCTAACTCACTATTAGTAGAACCTGTTGTTTCTTTAAATAATTTTGTTTTTTTTATTTTATCACTTACGCATTTATTACAAGTTGCGATACCATTTGTAGTAAATGGTGATTTTCTAAATTCGGATAAAGGTAATTCTTGTCCGCATACTTTACATACTTTTGTTTCCATATTTTCCAATATTTATTATGATAATTATTTTGAGGTTGTTTTAATCTTCAAAAATAGATTTAGTTGATACTATTATTCCATAAAGTATTATTGAATATAATACTATTAAAGCGATAGCTTTTAGTATAGTTAATAACATAATTATTCCTTCTTAATGATCTTAAAGATTATCTCTATAATTATAAATATAATAATAGTTATTAAAATGATTATCATTTTTCTTTCTTTATTTGGATGTATCCGATTATTGCTAAAATAATTAGAATAGTTATTGCTATTACTTGCCCTAATTCTACAAAAAGGAAATATTCTGTTAGTACTCTATCATTTATCATAAATAATAAAATGAATAAAATTAATATAAATAAAAGTAGGCTTAATTGGAAATATGATATTTCTCTCGCCAAGTTTCATTTTGACTATTATAAGAGGTTGTTAAATAAAAATAATGCTTGCAGGATTTCTCCCACAAGCACTATAATATCAAATACCGTCAATCATAATACGATCGACAATACAATCAATAATACGTTCAGCATTTGCAGTAGCTACTATATTTTTGATAGTAGTAGTGTACCCATCAAATTCGTGAGTATGAACTTCTCCATCACTGGTAGTATATTCTTCTCCAGGATGAAATTCAATTCGTTCGAGTGTAACATCAGCATCAGTAAGATATGCTTGCAATTGTGCAGCACATATACCAATACGTTTGCCAGTTCTACGCAAATTCTTTTCCACAAGATAAGCATGGATAATACCAAGATCTGGTATACAACGAATAGTCTGTGCAATTAAAGCACTTAGAGCAATGTCAATATAGTTGACAGTACTCTTGACTATTTGTCCATTAGTATCTATTTTATAACCAGGAATATCCTGATCAAGAATGATACGATAACGAATGTCATCAATATGACTATAAACACCAATACGCTGGAACTTTACTTTATAAGTTTCCATAATTGTAATACGTGCTCCTTTAGCACGAGCTTCATTATTATTCACAATAACTTCGCTACGGTTACTGCGATTGGCATAACCATTATGCCAATATTTATTTTGACAAGTATAAGAGGTTTTGTAATAAAAAGAAAAGGGAAGAATATTACTTCTTCCCAAATATCCTTGCAAGTCTTGTACCAAGATAAACTAAATTAATTGTAAGTATAGCTGCTGCTATAACACCAATTATAGCTTGTTCATATTCACTATTGAATATAAACTTAGCTCCGCTGTTAATAATAGCAATAAGACTAACTATACTAACTATTATAGCATTAATAAAATTTAAGATACCTACTTTCATAACAATATTAAGATTAGTTATTTGTATTCCAAGATTTGTTCTGATAATTATAAGAGGTTGAGTAGTTTTAATTATATCTTGAATATTATTATTTTTAATAACTATATTTATAATACTTGAAATAATATATTTTCTAATATCATTGACGGGGGGACTTCAAGACCGATAATAGTAGCCGGGGGATCATTAGAAATAGTCCCTTTCTCACATCTATATATTATATTTAATAACCTAATACTTTTACTATAATTATTTCCTTTATCAATAAAACAACTATTTTCCATTTTTATTCTAATCTCAACATTATCATAATTATCATAATTATTATTTTTATTAATAATATATTTAACTATATCATTATTTATTTTATTATTATTAAAATAATTCTCTTTTCTTCACTTATACAATATAAATTATACATTACAAGTATTTTCTCTTTCTACATAATACTCTATATTATATTTAATAATTTAACATTTAACTTCACTTCGATCATTATAAATAGTTTCATCTTCACATCTATCTAATATAAATCCTATACTATTATCTTTATAGACATAATATTTATAATACGTATTATTATTCTTATCTATCCATAATTATTATTTTTACCATCATATTCCACATTATTAAAAATAATTTTATTCTCATTATTGTATTATACTTTATACATTACAATTAACTTGTATATTATTTTTCATTTATATATTATTATTATCTTCATTTGCATAATATTTATAATATTCATCAATATTTTTATCTACTTTTAACAACTACATCTATTCTTATTTTATCACTATTTTTATTATTAGAAATAGCTCCTTTCTCTCATTTATATATTATATTAAATACTTTATTCATATCACATTTATGTTTAATTCCATTATTAGTATAATATTTTCTATTATCATCTCTATTATCTTTTTTTATTTTATCTCATTATATTTATCTTTATCATTATTTCTATTATTTTTAATCCAAGTTAAACCTAATTAATAATTACTTATTATTTATCCTAACATCTATAATAGTAGTATTAGGAGAATTTCCTTTATTCTCTTTAACAAAAGTATTAAAATATTCAATATATTTTAAATAACTATTTCGTTCAGAATCTTTTCCTATACTATTAATATATTCTTTACGAATAGCTTTAATTTCTTTATATTTAGTTTCTGAAACTATATATAATTTGTTATTTATATCTACAATTTTCATAAATAATAAAATTATATTATGTTAGAAAAATATTATAGAATTTTAAAAAATTATTATAGAACATTCTATTAATAACTTTAATAGTTATAATATAATTATCTCAATAATTTTGTTCATTAAATTTAATTCCATATTCTCCTTCATTAATCTCTTTAATAGATAAATCAGCAACAGCTGGCTTATTATAATGGATAACTCTATCGATAATCTGTTTAATAGCACCTTTACTTTCTTCTCGAAGTAAATATTTTTCTACTTCTTCTTTTATAAAAGTATAATCTCTATCTGTAATTTTATAAAGTACATCGTTAATTTCAATGACGCGCATATCTTCAAATTTTACTATAACTAAAATTAATACTAATTTTATATGATTTAATAATAAGATAATTAGGATTTTCTCTTTGCATTTCCTTTACGGGGGAAACGGTAAAAGCTCTAATAAATTCATAAATAGCTATTTCATTAGGTTTAACTGGATTAAAATTATAAATAATAGCTGGATTATCAGCTGAAAATATATTAAAAGAATTAATAAGATCTCTTCCGTGATCCTTCCTTTACGGGCGTGATAGTGAAAATAAGTAATAAAATCTATAAGATTTTCATATATAATATCCAGATTATTATCTTAATTATTAGCTGGAAATATAACTGGATGAGTGATATAATTAATTCTCTTCACTTTATCCCCCGTAAAGGAAACAGCAAGAGCGATTCTTTTTACCTTATTTTGCATCATAAATAACAGCTGGAAATTCAACTGGAGGAATTTCAATAGTAAAAATAATAAGAAAATCAATAGCATCTCTGCTATGCTTTCCTCTACGGGGGAAAAGTAAAAGCATTAATTGAATTTCTTATATAATTAGCAATAGGTTTAGCTGGAGGTTTAGCAATAATAAAATCTGGATTAAGAGCTGGAGTTCCAGCTCAAGTTTCAGCATTAATAAAATCATAAGTAAAAATAATAAGAAAATAAGTAATAAAAATAGTAAGAAAATCAATAGTAAAAATATTTTTGTAATTTTCCGTGTAAATATCCAACGTTTAGATTATTTTATATATATTATATATAATATATAAATATATTATATATAATATATATAAAATAATCTAAACACAGCATAAAACCAACAGGGCATTTTGAGTATTAATATATATATTAATAATATATATTTATATATATTATTAATATATATATTAATACTCAAAATGCGTATAAGTAATAGATATAATATATATAAAATAATTATATATATAAATATATATAATTATATATTAGATATTTATATATTAATAATATATAAATACTTCTTACGCGTGAGCGCGCGCACGTGCGGTACATTGACGCGTAGCGCGCGCGAAATAAAGCTAAATTTTTCAGCACAAAAATTGTTAGCACGATCTTTAGTTTTTGCGTTAGAAGCACTTCTAACAGCTTTTTCAGAACATTTAACAATTTAAGAAAAATATTTGATATTTCAAAAAAAATACTTACTTTTGAGATATGATCTAAAAGTTATTAATAATATGGTTTGTGAAACTTTTAATGGAAAGATTATTAACGAAAATACATTTGATGTTATAAATAATAATGAAAGTTGTTTTATTCATAAATCTAATGATAAAAATAAAGCTGACATTATTATAAAACTTATAAAAGTTTTTGAAGATTTATCTAAAGGAGAATGTATTGTTTTAAAATATATTATAGAATCTAAAATTAAATTATACGAAGAATATAATAAATTATCATATAGTTTTGATGCTAATAGTGATTTTTATATTGATATAAAACAATCTACCGGTTATGGTTATATTAATGCTAAAGATTCTTTAAATAGTCTTTATAAGAAAAATATTATTATTAAACAATTTATTCCAGATTCTGATAATTTATTTAAAAATAGATATTCTTTAAATTCTCAATATTGTCCTGAAAATATTATTACAAATAAATGTAAAGCTATTGTTATAAATTTATAACTATATAATATCATTAATGCTGATGACGAAAAATAAATTTTGGATAGTAAGAATTTTATGATTATAATTAGTGAACAATCTAATTTTAATTATAATTTTATTATGAACAAATTTATTAATTATCTTAAAGCTGGTGATAGCGAAGGCACAACTATTAACAAATCTAAAAATTAAATTATTATGATTAAACTTGAAAGTAATCTTAAAAAGTATTCTTTACTTATTCCAACAAGTATTAATGAATTTACTCCAGAAATATTAAATTCAATGACAAGTAATATAAATCTTGCTCCTAATTATGTAATAGTTGCTATTATTTATAAAACCAAGTTATTTGAATTTAGTGCTTCAATTGATAAGAAATATCCTACAGAAGTAGGAGTTATACCTATTATTGCTAAAATATCTAATGAAGATGCAAATAAAGTAAATACTAAAGTAGGATATAAAGTAAATATAGTTAGGTCTTTAATTGAAAGAGGAGAGCATATTAATCTTCCTAATAATGCAATTAGTATTGATAAAGTTAGATCATTTATTAAAGATGACCATCAATTAAGTAAAGATATTATGACTGGAGAATATTTTAAACAAGATGGTAAAACTATATTAGAAAGTAAGAACAATTCTCCTTATTGTTATTTCCCTGAATTTAAAATTATTCCTGTTTGTGATATACACGCTTCTTATGATATTACAACTCCTATTAATGAAGTGTTTGTAGAACAAAATAAAGTTAATTAAAATATTATGAGAATTAGATATTGTTGCAATTCTTCCTTTACGGGCGTGAATGTAATAATATATAATTCTATTAATTATAATTAATATGGCAGATATTAATATTGCTAATGACACTGAATATTTTAGTGATGATTATCCTATAATATATAAAACAGAAGATGATATTATTAGAGAATTAAATTTTAAAAATCCTGAAGATGAAGCTATAACAAGAGCTATTGTAGAAAGTCTTGAAAGAAATATTGCAAAACATTTACAATTAGGCAAAGCTGTAGCTATTCCTTATGTTGGAGTACTAAGAAAAAATCCTCTCCATAAAGCTATGCGAAAGCATACTAAAGAAATGAAATTTGCAAGACGTACAATGGTTAAAGAAGATTATGCTGAATATTGTTATAGAATATATAAATTAGAAAAAGAAAATATTAGATTAAAATCAAGTGCTAAACAAACTATTACAACTATTAGAAAAAATAATAGTAAAAAATATTTTTCTTTGTTAAGTACTTATGGAAAAGGATATGCTGATGCTTATATATTTAGTATTTTTGCTTGTAAACCTATTGATTTTGACCCAGATGTTCAAGAACGATTTGACGAAATTTATAAAACAAATAAATGACCGGACTTATTATAGAAAATCTTATTTCTGTTGATGATACAGGAATACCTAAAGCTCCAAAAATAAATCAAATTATCGATAAAGATGTTTTTCTATTATATTCAAGAGATACATCTAAAGATAAAAAGAAATATTTACAGGAGTGTGGAGTTATATATTATCTTGCTGATCCAAGAAGTCCTGCAAAGCAACAAGGGCTTAATGATTCAGAAGCTCTAAAAGAAGCTATTATTCAATATGATCTTCCTAAAGATTATATACCTGATGTATTAGTTTCTAAACTTATTAAAAGATATTATGATAATGCCGTAGGTCCTGCTGGTATTGCTATTGAAAATTTATTAAGAGCGTTACATACTACAAGTGTAGTAGCTAACAAATGTAATGAATTACTAAGTAATAAACTTGCTGCTGGAGTTACAGATCAAGATATTCCAGCTATAATAGCAATTATTAATAATTTAAGTTCTCAAATAAAAGAAATACCTAATCTTCAAAAAGCTCTTAATACAGCAAAAGATAATCTTAGATATGAAGAAGAACAAAAAATTGCTCGTGGAGGTATTTCGGTATTAAGTAGTATGAAAGCTGATTAAAATATAATTATTATGGATTTTAAAATACCAGATGAATTTAATTTAGGAGGGTCTAACATTAAAGTTAATGTTGTAGATCGTTGTGATAATAATGCTTTAGGAACTTGTTTACTTGCAGAAGGATGTATAAATATTGCTGATACATTTAATAAAGATAGTAAACAAAATAATAATGTTAAAGTAAATACATTTTTTCATGAATTAACTCATGCTATATTAGATACTATGGGTGAAGTAGAATTATCTGGAAATGAAAAATTTGTTTGTTGTTTTTCATCTTTTTTAACTGAAGCTATTAATAGTTTTAAATATAATAATAAATAATATAGTTATGTTACAATTAAGAGATACCAGATATAATGATATTAGACTTATATTTAAAGAAGCTAATCATTCTTATACCGATACATTAGGAAATTCTTATAAATCTGTTACTACTCTTTTACATGAGTATCAACCGAGTTTTAATAAGTCTTATTGGCTTAAAAAGAAAGCTAAAGAACTTGGTATCTCTGAAAGTAAACTTGCCAAACAATGGGATGCTATTAAAGATGAGGCTTGTGATAGAGGAACAAAAACTCATAATAATTTAGAAGACGGTATTAAATATGCTTCTAAATTTAAAGATGCTATAAGATATATTTTACCTAAAGAGGGTGAAATGATTACAGTTGCAGATTTACCTAATATTAATTTAAATGTTAAAGAATTAAATATTGATGAATTTATAGATGTTACTGAAAATAAATATCCTGAAATTTATAATGTATTTAATTATTATAAAAATAATGGATATAAAATTTATTCTGAGATTGGAGCTTTTCTCATAGATTATTTAGTAAGTGGTACAATTGATGTTCTTTGCTTAAGAGATGATCAATTTGTTATTGGTGATTGGAAAACAAATAGAGGAGGACTTAAATTTGAATCTGGATATTATAAAAAAGATAAAACTCAAAAGCCTCATCAAGAAACTGATATATGGGTAGGTACTAATGATAGATTATTGCCTCCTGTAGGAGGACTTCCTAATTGTAATGGAAGTATTTATAATCTTCAACTTTCTCTTTATGCTTTAATGGTTCAGTGTATTTTAGGTTTACCTTGTGCGGGTTTATGGCTTGCTCATATAGATAGCGATTTTGTTCTTAATGAATATGGTATGCCTAAAAAATATCCAGATGGAACTTTTAAAGTTAAAACTAATCCAAAAGAAAAAGTTACTTTGCATAAAATGATGTATCGTTTTAATGAAGTTAAATCTATTTTAGAAGATAGACGAAAAAACCTTAAAGCGAAAGAAATTAATACTCAATTTAATTTAAATTTATAAAATGATAAAAAATATAATTTTATTATTATTTATAGTTCCTATTATAAATACGTCTTGTAATAATACTGTTCCTATTGAAAAAATAGTATATGTACCTGTTAAAGATACTATAAATGAACAAGAAAATATAGCTAAAATAATTAGATTAGAATATGAATTATCTTTATATAAAGATAGTTTAAATTATATTAGAGATAGTCTTGGTCAAGATTTATTTATAGCTAATTATAAACTTGCTAAAATTAAGGAATATAATAGATTAGCTGGTAATGGAAATAATATTAAATTTTTAAGAGGTTGGATTAATAGAACTCTCAATGAATAATATGAGTAAAATTAGAATAATAAACATTAAAGATAATGGATATAAGACTATTCGTCTTATATCTAAAAGATTTAAAGTAAAATATTATGATCCTCCTGTTAGTGATACTATTATAGAATTTTGTATTCAAATTAAGTTTCCTTATATGATTTTCTTTAATAAATTTAGAACAATCAAAATATATACTTATTCTAAAAATACAGATAATTATTGTAAAGTAGTTAATAAAGCTGTTAATTATTTTAATAAAATTTGTAAAGATGGCTGATTATAAAAAAGCAATAGAAAAAGCCCTTAAAAATGAGGGTGGATATGTTTTTGATCCTGATGATGCAGGAGGAGAAACATTTGCAGGAATAGCAAGACGTTATCATAAAATTTGGAAAGGTTGGAAAATTATTGATAATTATAAGAAAGAATTTAATCTTCCTAAAGATAAAAAACAATTTAATGATAAATGTTTTTCTGATAAAAAATTAATGGCGCTTGTTCATTCTTTTTATAAAGATAATTTTTGGGATCCTTTTAAATTAGATTTAATTCCTTCTTTTGATATATCTTTTTTAATATTTGATACTGCTATTAATATGGGTCTTGTTAAAGCTATTAAATTTGCACAACAAGCTGTTGGTTTAAAAGAAACTGGAAAATATGATGATGAATTATTTAATCGTTTAGTTAAATATGGAAAAAAATAATAATATGTTGAATATAATAGCTGTTATTATAATAGCTATTATATTTTTTATAATAGGATATGTAGTTAAACAAAAAGAAATAAATAATGATAAATATATAATTAATAAGCCTGATACTGTATATAATAAAATAGTAATAGATAGCCTTGAATATAATATAATTAAAAAGGATAGTATAATTTATAATATTAAAGAAAATGTTAAAGAAGAAATTAATTTTGCTATTAATGCTGACGATAGTACTACTGTTATGTTGTTCCAAAAGCTGGTGTCAGAATAAAGTTAGTGAACTTTCCTTTACGGGGGAAATCCAATTAGCTCCTGATAGTACTTGTATTGTTCCAATTAAACTTATAAAACAAGCTAATATTAAGCTTATAGAACGAAATTCTTTTACGAAAGTTATGCAAGAACAAGAAGATATTATTAAACTGCAAAAACTTGAACTAAAAGAATATTCTGTTATTGTTGGAGATATGCAAAATAGAATTGTGTCTTATAATACTATTAATAATAATTTAAATAAACAGATTGAACAATATAAAAAAAGAAATAAAATACTTATTGGAACAAGTTGTGGAGTTATTGCTGTTGCAGCACTAATATTAATTATAAAATAGTATGGTAGATAATTTAGATGCTAAAGATTATCCATTTCTTAAGTTTATAGAAGAGGATAAATCTAAATATAAAACTGCTACTGAAGCTGGATATGTCGATCCTGATAATTTGTTTCTTATAGGTGATAGTGGTGGATTTTTAATGAATATTGATTTAAAATATAAATTTGTTAATACTGAGCTATTTTATGAAGTTGGAAATTATTATAGAAGATATAAACGATATTGTGAATATAAAGTAGATAGTATTCCTCATAGACAATTTAGAAAAAGAGAAGAATATAGACGAACTAAAGGTTTTAGCGCTCCTTGTTTATTATGTCCAGATGGTACTATTAAAGAAGTTAGAATAACAGGTTCTCATTATAATTTTCTTAATTATACTCGAATGGAGCAACTTGACGAAAGTACTATTAAACGAGGTAATACTAATACTGCTAAAAAAGTTTATGATTTTCCTAAATTTATTGATAGCCAATTTTGGATGTTTCACTGTATGGAGTTTGCAGAAAATAATGGATTTCATTTAATTATTGATAAAACTCGTCGTGGTGGATTTTCATATATGATGGCTGCTGATAGCGCTAATAGAGTAAATGCTCAATCAAGAAAAGTTGCTATTCACGTAGCTATTGATAATAAATATCTTATTCAAACAGGAGGTTTAACAGATTTTTCTGTTAATGATCTTAAATTTTATGAAGAAAAAACTCCTTTTGTTAGAGGTATATATTCTCCTGTTAAACAAGATTTTCGTCTTGGATATAAATTACCAAGTGGTATAGAGGCTGATGATTCTTGGAAAAGTTCTTTGATTTCTGTTAGTGCTTTAAATAATCCTGATTGTGCTATTGGTAAAGATGCTGTCTGTATCAAAGTTGAAGAGTTATCTACAATGGATAACTTTGATGAATTTATGAATGTTACTGAACCAGCTATGCGAACTGGTGCATATACTACCGGTATTCTTATGGCTTGGGGTACTGCTACTTCTGGAAATATGCAAGTCTTTGAAGAGAATTTTTATAATCCTCGTGCTTATAATTTTATGCCTTTTGAGAATGTTTGGGACAGAGATAGTAGAAATGAAATTTGTGGATTCTTTAAACCTTATTGTTGGGGGCTACAAGGTGAAATATCTGGTATTTATGGAGTAGATAAGGATGGTAATAGTAATTTAAGTATAGGACTTGCTATTGCTAAAAAAGAACGAATAAAAAAGAAAAATGATTCTAAAACTTATGCAGAATATATTAATTATTTAGGACAGTACGCTAATTATCCTGCTGAAAGTTTTAGTAGCGCAGCTGAAAATATCTTTACTTCTGAAGAATTAACTGCTTGGGAAGAAAGACTTAGAACTGATAAAGATTTTGATTTTTATATTGATGGAATGCTTGAATTAGACGATATTGGTAGAATACAATTTAAAAGTAATGAACGATTAAGTAAAGAAGGTAAAAAAGTTTATGATTATATTATTGGAGTTCCTCGTAGAGCTAATGAAGATCCTCATGGATGTATTAGACGATGGTTTCCTCCAGAATATGATGAAAACTATACTGAATACGGTTTACGAAAAGAAATTCCTGCAGGACGATATAGTATTTCTTATGACCCTGTAGGTATAGATAAAGATAAGAAAGAAATTACTAATAAACATTCTCATAATAGTATTAAAGTTTGGATGAATCCTTGTATTAAAAATGGATTTAAACAAAAACTTGTTGCATCTTATTATGGCCGTCCAGATTCTCTTGAAGAAGCTGATAGAATTTGTTATTATTTAGCTGTTTATTATAATTGTATTGGAACTACTTGTGTCGAGGTAAACCGAGGAGAAACAGTTAAAAACTTTAGAGATTGGAGAGCTACAAAATATTTAGCTAAAGAACCTTTGTTTGTTTGGGATAATACTATTAAAGGAAAAATTTCTACTACTTATGGATATAACATTGGAGGTGGCAATCAACGAAAATTAGACGCTTTACGATTACTTAAAGAATTTTTATATGATGAAATAGGTAAAGATGAAAATGGCAATCCTATTAGAAATTTTCATAGAATATATGATTATCAAACAATACTTGAATTAAAGAAATGGAGCGCACTTGGAAACTTTGATAGAGTGTCTGAAATGATTATTAGAGGAATAGAATATAAAGCTATGGATATAGCTGCTAAAGATGAAATGGCTCATAGAAAGAAAATAACAACAGAAACAGATGATGATAATAAATCATTCTTTCATAGAGAATGGTATTAATATAAAATTTATATAATTAATAATATGGCAGTAATTGATTATTTTTATGCTAATAATTTTCCTTCTCAACGAGTTTCTAATGCTGAAAAGGAAAAACCTGAATGGTATGCTCAATGTTGTGACTATGTAATAGCTATGGGACAATCTTGTGCAGATAAAGATAATTTAGAAAAAAAATATCTTATATTGAATGGAGAAGTTCCTGATGAATTTTATAGAAAAATACTTAATCCATATAATGCTAATAAAGAAAAATATACTCGTTTTCCTGCAACTCTTCGTAATTATGATATTATGAAAGGTGTAATTCGAAGATATGTTTCTGAATATATTAAAAATCCTCATGATTTTATTGTAGGTGCTAATAATCCAGATGTTGTAATGGCTAAGGATGCAGCTGTAAGAAAAGAAATTCTTTCTATTTTAGAAGCTCAATTAGCGGCAAGAATTACTCAAAGCTATCAACAATATATTAATGAAGGTAATGATCCTAAACAATTTAACCCTCAAGAAAGTATAGATATTGAAAAATTTACTGAGGATTTTAAAAATAATTATATTGATGATATATCTGTTCAAGGACAAGAATTATTAAATGTTATAGATGATATTACTGAGTCTACATTAATTTATGCTAAAGCCTATTTTGATTTTGTATCATTTGGAGAATGTTATACATATACTGATATAATAGGAAATAAACTTGTAAAAAAAATTATTTCTCCAATAGATGCTTTTCCTGTTCCTAATAATAATATGTTTGTTGAAGATTATGATATGTTTGCTGAACGTATGAAAATGACTTATCAACAAATAATAGATACTTTTGACGAATATTTAGATGATAAAGACAAAAAGTTTTTAGAAACATATTATGCTCAACATAGTTCTACTGACGCATCATATATTACTTATGCAGATTATTATTCTTATTATCCTGATATATGTAATAAATTTACTGAAACAGAACGTAGTCTCTATAACAAATCTCCATATTTAGTTAGAGATACTAATTCTAATTTATATGATGTTTGGCATGTTGTATGGAGAGGAGAAATTAGAAGAGGCGTTTTAACATATATAGATAATGGTATCATAGCTCAACGAGTCGTTGATGATAATTATACAATTAATCCAGAAATAGGAGATATTTCTATTGAATATTTCTATGAGCCTCAAGTATATGAGTCTGTTCGTATAGGTACTCGTAATACAGCAATCTATCCTTATAAAGCTCGTGCTATTGCATATAATCGTAAAGGTAAACTTCCTTATAATGGTTTATGTGAATTATTACCAGGATTTGGTAAGTTTTCTATTGTAGAGATTGTTAGTCCTTATCAAGTATTTAAAAATATAGTTGCATATCATAGAGAAATGGCTTTAGCAAAGAATAAACTTGCTGTTCTTGTTATAGCTAAATCTTTATTAGGAGAAAATCCTGATGAAACTATTTATAGAATGGCTGCTGATGGAGTTTTATATATTGACGATGAAGAAGATACTAATATGCTAAAGTCACAACAAATACGTATGGTGACTGCTGATATTAGTGCTTATATTAATCAACTTACTCAATTGATGATTGAAATAGATAATGCTGCTAAAGATCAAGTTGATATGACTCCTCAACGATATGGTAAAATAGCTAATAGTGCTGGTAAAGGAATAACTGAAGAAGCTATTATGAGAGGATCTATGGGTTCTGTTATAATAGAATTTATATTTGATTGTATGCGAGAAAGAGATTATGCTCGTGATTTAGATTTTAGTAAACTTGCTTGGATTGATGGATTAGATACATCTTATAGAGATAAAGATAAAAATCTTAAATATATTAGTTTAGACGTTGATTCTCATATTTATGCAGATTATATTATTAAAGCAAAAAATAGTGTACAAGAGAAAGAAAAGTTAGATCAAATAAAACAATTTGCTTTTAGTGCTGCTCAAAATGGAAATATGGATATGGCTATTGCTGCTATTGCTGGAGATAATGTTGCAAGTATTAAAAAGTTAATAATGAAATTTCAAGAATTACAACAACAACACGAACAGTCTATGCAACAATTAGAACAACAAACTAAACAAATGGAAGCTGAATTTGAAATTCAAAAAATTGCTGCAAAAGGAGAAGAAGATCGTAAAACTGTTGAACTTGAAAAATATCTTGATCAGCAAATCGAACTTATTAAAGCTGATGCTAATATGATTAGTTTCGATAATGGAGTTTCTAATCAAGATAAACAAGCTGGTATGGAGCGTCTTGAACAAGCAAGAGCTAATGTTGAAAGAGATAAAAATCAAATAGCGAGAGAAAAGAATATTTTAGATTTTCAAAGTAAAGCGGCAGATAGAGCTGTTAAACTTAAAGATATTGAAACTAAGTTAGTTATTGCTAAAGAAAATAAAAATAAATATGATAATCCTAAAACTAAAAAATAAATAGTGTTTATAGATATATTTGATAGTCCGGCATATATTGTCGGACTATTTTTGTATAAATATAAGCTATTTTAAGCTTAAATTTGGCGTTAAATGAGAATATGATGTAGAATATTCGAACGCGAAATCTCTCCTTTACGGGGGAAATGATAAAAGCCACTTAAAATAGCTTTATAATTTTTTATATGCTGGAGCGAATAATATTTTTAATTATTTTCATCTAATTATTGGATATAACAAATTTATTGCTTATAATCGGTTATAATAATTCACTTAAAACTAATTATATGAATGATTTTGGTTATGGTGTTACAAATAATGCTGATAATGCAGATGTAACAAAAGATAATAACGGCAATGCTGTTGATTTATCTAAAAGTAACGGTTTAAGTTCTCCTGATGATAATGATTCTACTACTGATTTAGATAAAAATAAAAATAATGATAATAATGATGTAGATAATAATATTGATAATAATAACAATGATAATAATGACAATGATAATGATGATAAATCTAAATCTGAATTTGTTATTGAACCTGGTACTGTTTTAGATATTGATGATAAAAAATATACAATAGACGATAACGGTAACATTGTTGATGAAAATGGAAATATTTTTAAAGAAGCTAAAGATGTAAAAGATTTTATTGACTCTTTTACAGTAAATGATGATAATTTAGAAAATGAAATTTCAATAGATAGTATTCGTAAACTTTTTGATGTAGAAGTTGTAGATGAAAATGATAAACCTATTGAATTTGAAAATACACCTAATGGTATTAAATCTTATATAGATGCGGTAATTAATAATAGAGAGGAAGAAATTGCTGAAAACGCAATTAATACTCTTTATGATAAAATTCCTATTCTTAGAGATTTAGTTCCATATTATATAGCAAATGGAAATTCGTTAGATGGATTTTTAGAAATTAAAGATAGAAGTAATATAGTTTTAAAAGATGATGATGAAGCACAACAAGAAGAAATAATTAAAATGTCCTGGAGTGAGCAAAATCGTAAGGGAGATGTAGATAGTTATATTAATTATCTTAAATCAACTGGAACTCTTGCTGATGTTGCTAAAGAAGAACTTGAAGCTCTTAAAGAAAAAGATGAAGAAAAACGTAAAGCTATTGCTGAACAAGCTGAACAAGCTGAACGTGACGCTATTGAACAAGAAGAAAAATATTGGAAAGGAGTTAAAGAAGTAATTGATAGTCGTAATATTGCTGGATATAAAATTCCAGATACTATTATTATTAATAAAGATGGAAAGAAAATTTCTGTTACTCCTGATGATTTCTTTAAGTATATTTACCAAATAGATAAAAATGGTAAATCTCGTTATCAATATGATTTAGAAAATGAAACTCCTGAAGCAAGACGCAATGATAGTATTCTTCGTGCTTATTTAAAATTTGTTGGTGGAAGTTATTCTAACCTTGTAGATATGGCTATTAATGATAAAGAAGTTAAAAAACTTAAACTTATAGCTAAAACAAGAAACACTACTGGAATTAAAATAACTAAACCTAATTCCGATAAAAATAACGGAAAAATTGATTTTGGTTATTAACAATTAATTATTATTTGTATTATGTATTCAATGCGAGTTCTTTCGAGAGGTAATTATGATGATCGTGGATATTCTAATGAAGAGAGTATTGCGAATCTTCAATTACAAAAACCTGTCGAAATAAATTCTTTCCTTACCTATAATTATGGTATGGACGACGATCGTTTTCCTCTTCTGTTTATGACCGAAGGTCAAGGCAGTGTTGGTACAGTAGATATTGATACTGTTCAATGGACTTGGAAAACAATGGGTCGTATGAAATTTGATGATTTTATTACTCATTTTTCTGGTGGTAGTAAACCTGGTCTTGGCGGTGCTCCTGTAGAAATTCATACTTCTACTCATTGGTTTATTGAGCAACACACTCTTATTGGCCCTGATGGAAAAACTCAAGTTCGTATTCAACGAGATTTAGGTGAGAGTGCTTACGGATATGGTTATATAATTAAACTTATGTCGCCTAATCCTGATGCGTTTATTGATCCTGCTTTACTTGCTAAAGGTAAGTATTGGTCAATGGGTGCTCCTCTTATTTCTGAGTCATATTCTAAAGGAAACCGTAGCAATGTTATGGGTCCTGGTCGTATGACTTCTCAGCTTGAGTTCTATCGTAAGTCTAAGGAAGTTGCTGGTAATATTAGCAATGTAGTTACCGAATATGAATTTAAAGATGGTGCTGGTAAGGCTTCTAAATTATGGATTAGTGAAGAGATGCGCCAATTTAATATTGAGCGTCGTGTTTATAATGAAGAGCGTCTTTGGATGGCAGAATATAACCGTTTACCTAATGGAGAAATAACTCTTAAGGATGACGATAACGGTAAACCTATTCCTACTACTGCTGGTATGTTAGAGATTTGTCGTGAGTCTAACTATGATACTTATGGCGAATATCTTACTTTAAGCAAAATTAAGCGTACTATTGGCGATGTTCTTGATCGTGATACTGATACAGGTGAAATGAACATTGTTCTTATGGGTGGTAAAGGCTTCATTGAAGATTTTGATGAAGCTATGCGATTAGATGCTAAAGAGAACGGTTTTGTTACTCCTCTTGGTGATAAAATGATTGATGGTTCTGACGCAGGTTTAACGTATGGTAAATACTTCCGTCGTTATAAGACTGTTGATGGACACACTATTACGGTTAAACATTGTGCTTTCTTTGATAAGAGTACTATTGCTGAAGCTGCTAAAAAGAATGGTGAAATTCATCCTCGTACAGGTTATCCTATTACTTCGCATCAAGCTTGCTTTATTGATTTCTCTATTTATGATGGAACTCAGAATGTTCGAGTTGTTCGTCAAAAGGGTCAAATTCATAAGGCTAAAGTATTTAAAGGTCTTACTGATATTCCTGCATCTTGGGGTGTACCTGAAACCAATTACATTTCGACTGAAATTGATATGAGTCGTTATGAGGTTAAGCACTCTCAAGGTCTTCAAGTAAATAACTCTTCGAAGATGTTCTTGTTAAAGTGTGTACTTTAATTTAAATTAATGAATATTTAATTATGGAAAATAATACAAGTAATAACAGTGCTAAATTAAACTTTGGATTATCTGATAGATCTAAAGGAAGCTCTGATAATAAAGTTACTGCTTTTGGCGGTTTCCCCGTAAAGGAAAGTGTGGATGAAAAACCTGAACCTATTCCTGGTAGTGTTGAAGAAAAGGATATTAATGTAAAAAATAGAGAATATATAGATAAACGTAGTGTTACTATTGCGTTAGTTAAAAATTATTCTTTATTTAGGCGAGCTAATGATAAATCTTTAACTAAACGTAGAGATTTTATTGGAAGTTCAGTTACAAGTTCTCGAACATTATCTTCTAATAAGGGCGAAGTTGAAGCCTATTTTCCTGATTTAATAGGTCTTTCTCCTAATAACGAAAATTTTATTACTCGTGTTAAACAATATTTAAATAATATTCAAATTTCAGTTAATGAACTTGGCAAAAAATTTGATATTAGTTTTCGTTATGATAGATATATAGATTTTAGAGCTATTCAAGATAAAGAAAAACTAATTGAAGAGAAATATCGTCAAGCTGATAAATCTAATCTTGGAGAACTTAAGAAAGCTCTTGCTGCTAAAATAGCCGCAATTAATGATCTTGAGAGTTCTAAATATCAATTTGGTCGTCCTGTTAATATTGAAGATTATTTAATGTATCGTCATTGTCTTTTATATAAAGATATTGCTAAAGATACAGCTTTAATTAATAGTGATCCGAGTATTCGTTTTTATTTTAAAGACGATCAAAAGGAAGCTGATTTGCAACGTAAACTTCGTTTGGAGAATAATAAAGCAAAAGCTAATTTTGTTAGTATGATTGCTGATGATGAATTATTTGATGCTATTTATGCTCAATACTGTGTTAATGTAGGTAAACCTGTTATATTATCTTCTCTTGAAGATCGTATGATAAAAGAAAATGAATTAGATAAATTCTCTTCTGATGAGCCTATTAAATTTAATAAGATGTTTAATGATGCTGATATTAAGATTAAAGCTATTATTGAAATTTTGATTGAGCGTGGTGAATTTGTAAGAAGTCAGTATAATCAAAATATTATTACTCCAGAAGGAGAATTTATAGGTGCTAATGTTAAAGAAGCTGTTGCTTGGTTTAAAAATCCTGCAAACGCTGATGTAGTTAATGCTTATAAAAATAAATTAAAAAACGTATAATTTATGACAGTAGTAGAAATGCACGTAATGTTTAGAGAATTAGCTCAACAAATGGGTATGCAAACAGTACGGGCAATTCTATCCGAAGATATTGACACTTGTCTTAACATTGCAGTAAATGATTATATTAAAAAAGTCATTGCTGATAATGTTAAGATGAGTGGTAATAATAAAATTTATATTGATAATGCTAAAATAGGTCAAATAAATGTTTTACGTACATTAATTGATAAGTTAGAAATATCCAATATTACTATTAATAAAGAAGAAAATAAATTTACTGCTGAAATAAATAATAATAATGTTTTTCTATTTACGAGTTCTTATATATATTATAATGACATATTTGGTGGATTTTCTGCAAGAATAGTAGATAATGATTATTTATATTCTACATTACATGATTTTTGTAATAGAGCTACATTTGATTATCCTATTATAGTATTTACAGATAATTCTGATTCTAAAACTAATACTATTATAATAGATATATATACTGAAGATAACTCTAAAGATATTAATACTCATAAAAAGCCTTCAAAGGTTGTATTAAATATTATTAAGAAACCTAATATTATAACTTATATAAATGACACTTCTTCTTCGAATATCAATTGTGATTTACCTGAATATACACATATTGATATTGTAAAAGCTGCGGCGGAGTTATATTTAAGAAGTGTTGTTAGTACTTCTAATTAATTATATAAATAAATATGAGAAATTTTCTTCTTGCTGGTAATGTTGCAGCTATTGCTGCATCTACTGCAATAGATAAAGCACCGGCTGGAGCACTTGGATTTTATTATATGAATAACGGTGTTCCTACTGTTGATGCTACTGGCAAATTAATTACAGGTTATGGACAAATAGTTATGGGTAGAGCAAGTAAAGATGGAGGTCCTATAATTATTCCTTTTTATAATAAAGATTTTAGTTATAGTAAATCTACTTATTCTGCTGCTAAAACTTTTACTGCAAAATTTACTGTTCCTGAACCTGTTATAATGTGCGATCATACTGTTATTTTTACAAAGAAAGGTATTCAATTTAATGAACGTAGTAATTGGACTGCTTCTATTCATGTGTTTAAAGATACTGAAACTGCAGGCCAAGTTGCAACTAAAATAGCAAATTATGTTAATAATAATACTGCTACTTTAGGCTTAACTGCTGCTGTATCTACAGCAACCGTAACAGTTACCGCTACTGAGCCTGCTGTTGATTATGAAATTACTATGGCAGATGCTTTAAGTGGTACTACTGTAACTTATACAACTCGTGGAGAAATTGGAATTGCTGATGCAGAAGCAATTAAGAAGATGGCTAATATGGCTGCTGCCGACGCAGGATTTGAATATACTTATATGGACGATGTTCATTATTTATATCCTAATTATCCTCTTAATCCTAATACTGGAACAAATACTACGGATGCAGGCTATACAGTTTATACTTTACGATTTGCTGTTCCACGTGATGTTAAAACTCGTGATGAATTAGTTCATCAGATTGTACAAATTGCTATTCCTACCGGGGCAGCTCAAATAGCTACTATGGATACTATTCTTGCTGGTATTAAATCTGTTGCATAATATAGACGCTTTCGTATTAATTTTAAATATTAATAAATATTAATCGAAGAGAAGCTGTTGATATTATTTTAATTAATAATATTAGCAACTTCTCTTTTTTTATTTAACATTATATGGATTTATTTGAAACAGCTATTTCACAAGGTATTGCTCCAGCAATAGTAGTAGCTATTTATCTTATAGTTATTAAAATTATTGATACTAAAAAAGAAAAAAATGCTATTAAAATAACTAATGAATTATTAGAAGCAATTTCTAAAATAAGTAATTTTTTAGATAATGTAATAAATAATATTATAGATAAAGATAAAGATAAATGTAAAAACGCTATTAAAAATTCTTTTGAAAGTGCAAGAATGCACATTACTGAATATATAGTAAATGTTATTGCTAAAAATAATATAAATGATAATAAAGATAATATAGTAGATAATATTAAAACAATTATAAACGCTGAATTTTATAATACTTATAATACATTATCTATGTATACTATCAATGGAATTAATGTAGCTACTATATTAAAAGAACAATGGAAAAATGATTTAATAGATAATACTATAAAATTAGTTTATAATAGTAAATTAGATAAAGAAACAAAAATATTTAGTTATGTTAGTAAATTATCTATTTCTTTTGAAAATTATATTATTTATATAAACAATAAAGTATTCAAATGAATATAATTAATAATACAGATAAATTAAGTGAGGAAATTATTACTAATTTAACTGACTTATGTATTAATAATATTAATCAATTACAAATTGGTTATATTCCTACTGAAAAATCTAATTGTGTTATTAACTGTTTAAATATAGTTAGAAACGCAATATCTATAAATAAAATATTAACAACTAAGCAACAACAAAATATTATTAATATTTATCATAATTTAATGTATGCCGGAAACTAATTTCTCACAAGTTTTTACTAATTCTGAAGAACTTGTTGAAACTAATCCTGATTTTGTATATATGGTTATTCCTGCAAAGTATGTTTGTACATATCATAAATTATTAGTTATGCTTGCTGATGTAGGTATAGAGATGTTAAATGATTGTACCGCTAATTGTAAAGGAAATAATAAAAATATTATTACTTGTTGGAATATGTTTCAAACAGCTTGTGCTGCATATCAAATTAATAAAACTAAAGAAGCTGATACTATAATAAAATATATAAATGCTCAAATAAAATTAATATATAATGGCACTGGAAAAGAAACTATTATAGGAAATATAACATTACCTATTAGTGAAGACGGAATATTAAAAGCTATTATTAGTTGTGGAGGAGAAACTCCTAAATTTGAAGTTGATGAAGAAACAGGACAATTATTACAAGCTAATGTTAGAAATAGCAATTATGATGAAGTTTATGCTTTAGGAGAAGATGATTATAGTAATAAATAGATTGCCGTTACTCTTCCTTTACGGGGGATAAAGTAAAAAGAATTATGAAAACAATAGATTTAATTATTAAACAATTAGGTAAAGTAAGACTTACTTGTAATGGTAAATATGATATAAATAAATCTTATGATGATTTATGTTTAGTTCATAATGGCCAATTAGCAAGTTATATATCTCGAAAAAAAGTTCCAGCTGGCATAGAATTAACTAATGAAGAATATTGGCAACCTGTTGCAGATTTAAATGGAGATGTTAAAGAAGATTATGAAGGGTTTAAAGCTGAAGTTTTACAATTAATAAGTAATATAAATTCTAAAGTTGCAACAGGTAGAATAGTAGTAAATACTATTGATGAATTAAAGGCTCTTGAATTTGGAGAAATATTAGTTGGTGCTGAAATATACGTAATTGAAGAAGATACTTCTTATATAATAGATTCTATAAATGCTTTTGATAGTACTAAAACTTATCATGAATATATAAAAGATGCTATTGATTCTGAACCTATATCTACTGATTATGCGAGACTTCCTAATATAGTAGCAGATAGAGCTATTTGTGATGAAGATGGAAGAAATATAAAAGAAACTTATGTTACTAAAGAATATTTATTTAATTTATTAGGCAAATAATATATGGATAATAATAAAGATGCTGTTTATATACAGCAATTAAGAAAATATTGTAAAGATAATAAAAAATGGAATGAGATATTTCCTGTTACTTTTATTCAAGCTATATATAATGCCGCAAATGGAAATAGATTAGATACTTTGTTAGCAATGTATAATTCTATTTTTGTTGAATATAAAGGTAGTTTTGCTACTACTGTTGCGGCAATAGATAATATAGTTAGAAAAAAAGGTCTTATAATTACATATTTTGATGAAAATAATTTATCCTGGACTCGTAGATATAAACTTCATGATACTTCAGATATTAATTTTCAAAATGAAGATAATTGGGAAGGTTATAATTTTGATATTTTAGTAGATGAAATTTATAAAGCTATTAAATATATATTTACAAATATAGATAAATTTCCAGATTTAAAAAATGTATTAATTCAACAAATTACTGAAGTTACAGAAAATATATTTAATAATATTGAAGATTATACTAATTTATATAATATATTTAAAGAATTAATAAAAGAAAATATTAATAATGTATTTAATAATATAAATGATTATACTAATCTTAAAAATTTAATTAATACAAATATATATAATCGAGTAGATTATATATTTAATAATATAGATGATTTTAAAGTTTTATTAAATAAAATTAATGTAGCTATTTTAAATAGAGTAGATTATATATTTAATAATATAAATAATTACCCTGAATTAAAACAATTAATTATTAATAGTTTACAAGCTAAACAATTATTTACTATTGAATTTAGTGTTAATGGAGATACATTGGATATTATAAATAAAGATGAATTAAATTCTTATATAGAAAATAATAATGTTAATAATAATGCTTTATTTACATTTATAGGTAAATTTTTTGATTCTTCTAATAATAAATTATTATATAATTTAGTTTTTACAGCGTTTGTTAATACAAATAGTAATTATTTAAATTTAGATAATTGTTACGGCGAAACATTAATTATAAATAATGGAAAATTATATAAATGTAAAATTAATTTTAATATAAATACTGAAACTGAAATGAGTAATCCTAATTGGATTACTTATGCAAGAAAATATGACGATATTCCTACTTTTGAATTTAATTATATTTCTACAAATATTTATAGTATAGCCGATATAGATGATTATAATAAATATGTAAATTCTTTTAAATATAATACTTTAGTTAGATTTATATTTAATGAAAGTAGTACTGTAATTAATGAATATATTGGATATATTAGTAAAGTAGGTTCTACTTTAAGAATATTAATTTATCTACAAGAAAGTAATGATTTTGTTTATGATACTATTATATCTGGTATTATTGAAAATAATGAATTACGCATTAGTAGATTAACTAATAGTGATATATTAGGGTATTTATATAATGCTAATAGTTCAGGCGGTGTAGTTTTATTAGATGATGATACTTTGATTCCTTCTCGATTTTTACCTTCTTATGTAGATGATGTAATAGATTTACTTGGAGGAATAGTAGAGTCTACTCCTACTTCTGGAATGACTGCTGGATATAAATATTATGTTACTTCTACTAAAAAAATATTTACTGCTTCTTCTGCTACATCTGGTATTACTTCTGATCCTATTTCAGATGTTATATATGTAGTTCCTGATGATATTAATGGAGCAATTATGTATCGTTGGAGCGGTACTACTTTAGTAGAAATTGTTAATGGTGGAATAGTAATTGGTACTACAACCGGTACTGCATTTGATGGTGCTCGTGGTTTGAATAATGAAAATATATTAAAAAGTGTTCCTAATAAACTAATTACTGATGTATCTGTAATTGCTCAAGGTCCTAACGATGATGTTATAATTCATACTACTTATTCAGAAAGAACTAATAACGATGGTAGTTATACGGCTAATAAATATAAAGACTATCAACTTCCAGAAGCTAATCAAGCAAGAGCTGGTCTAATGTCAGCTAACGATAAAACTAAATTAGATAATATAATTATAATCAAACTTACAGGAACTGATTTAACTTCTGTAAATGAAGATACTGATATTAACTCTGTAAAAAATACAAATATTGATATAACTGAATTTAGTACTATATTAGATTCTCTTAATTCTGATAAAAATGTAAAGATATATATTAATGAATATAATGATGCTGTAAAACAAACTTTTAATATTAATTGTGATATTGCTTTTAATTATAATTCAAAAGAAATTTTTATACAATATGATATATATGATGTAAATAAAAGAATTTATGCAAGTTTATATAAAGATGGCGATAGAGTAAGTTTAAAAATTCTTGCTGTAAAAAATAAATATACTAAATTTTATTATATAGATTCTAATATTTTATATAATCCTACTAAAGGCAAAAGTATTAATTTATCAGCTGCTCAATTTAGTATGCAACAATTTGATGAATTAGTAAGTGATATTCAAAAGAGAAAGGATTTTTGTGTTTATAGCACAGTATTTACTTCTAAAAATAGCGATGTAAAATATTATAGATATAATATTAATTGTATTGTAAACTCTAATACTCAATTATTGTGTAATTATATTAATCCTTTAGATAACACTTATATAAAATTTACAATGAATAAACTTACAACAGATGTTCAAATTGTTATAAATGAAAAATATAATATTATAAATACTGTAGATGTATTAAATACTGTTATGTCTGGATTAGTTTTAAAACCTACTTCAGGTAATCAATTTGAAACTAATCAAAGATATTCTTCTTCTGATACTTTAATTCAATTAATAAATAAATTTATACAAAATAGTGGATATAATGATTTTAGAATTGTTCATTCTCCAGATATTATAAATTTTGTATTTGGAACTACTATTAATAACTCAAATCCTATTGTGAATGTATTATCATTTGCGAGTAATTTACTTGTAGGAGCTCCTGTATTAAGAATTTATTCTAAATCAATTGATTTTAGTGAAGTAGCTACATTAACTTATGCAGAATTAAATAATACTATTAGAGATGGTAGTTGGCGATCATTTGAATTAGATTTATCTAATATAGGTTCTGGTGATTCTGGCTATACGTTACCTATTGCTTCTGCAACTACTTTAGGAGGTATTAAAATACCTGCAAATGGACAAATGACTATTGATAAGAATGGAAATTTATATCCTAATGTTGCAACTTCTAATAGTGCAGGAATTGTTAATCCCGGTGTTAGAAGTGGATTATTTATGAATGGTTCTTCTATTAGTGTTACTTTAGGAAGAAAAAATATAAATTTAGGAACTCTTACTCCTGGAAGCACTATTAATGGAGGAAGATATTATATATATGATGATTTAGTTGTAGGAAATGCAAGTCCTAAATTTAAGTTAAACAATAATATTGATAGTTGGGAAGATCCTTTAGCTATTATTATTGTTAATAGAAAAAATATTGGAGGAATGTATTTTGAGGGCACTAATATAAATATGCTAACGACTATTAATGATTGTACTAAAATTGGTGCTATTTTTATAAGATATTTTCAAAATGGTAATGAAAATGGATATTTTGTATGGGCGGTTCCTAAAGCAATATAATAAAAATAAATAGCTATTTTAAGCTAATATAAATTAAAAAATCATAATTTAATATATTTATATTATTCAATAAATTTTAATTTTGTATTAGCTTAAAATAGCTTTAAAAACTATAATATTATTTTAATTATGTCTGGAAAACAGTTATATTCTAAAACTAATAGTAATTATGAAGAAATTACTCCTTTAACTTATATTCAAAATGTTATTGATAAAAATAGTAAAAATTCTTTAGATCAAATATTAAAAATTTATAATCATATTTATATTGAATTTGAAAATAATAATACTACTACAAGAAATAAAGTTCCTAAAGAATTAAGACGTTGTGGATTAACAATAACATATTATGATAATATTAATAATAAATTAATTACTGAAAGATTTAATAGAAATGATAATGTAGCAAGTAGTAATACAGCTTGGCTGTTAAATAAACATTGGGATACTCTTTTATATGATAGTGATATATTCGAAAAAGGAATTAAAGTTCATATTCCTGATTCTTCTATAACTATTAATATGTTAAGTGATTCTCTTAAACAATTATTTGAAAATAAGAAAGGAGTTATTATTAATTATCCTGATGAAGAAGATTTAACTATTCAAAAATCCACTTTTAATTATAATACTTCTGTATTACAATTTAAAGATAGAAATGTTGATCCTATTAATTTTATTAGTGAAGGAATTAAAGTTATACGTCGTAGATTTTCCCCCGTAAAGGAAAACATAGCGGAAGCTAATGGAACATATATTTTTAATGATTTTATTAACATTGATGGTTGTCAAGATAATTCTGTATTGTATATTGATAATGATATACTTACTTTAGCTAATGATGATATTATAGTATATGATATATATAATCATAGATTTTGTGCAAGATCTTATAAAACAATAGATAATGTACAAAAAACTGTATATTATGTAAATTGGAAATCTTCTATTGACGAATATGGAGATAGTATAGATTATAATAATTATAATAAAATAGATAATAAATTTTATCCTTTATTAAATAATATTTATATATGTAGTTCTGATCATAAAAAATATTATTTTACTAATGAATATAATATTGAAGAAGTAGTAAATGAAATATATACAAGTTATAAAAATATTATTACTCAAAAAGATTTTGATAAACAAAGTACTAAATATATTATTAAATATGATTTTGATTTAAATGGTAAAACTATAAATATTCCAGAAGATTGTACTTTAGTATTTAATGGCGGTAAATTAAAGAATGGAATAATAAAATTAAATAAAACTTTTATTGAAGGCGCTATTAAGGATATTAATGAATATTTACCAGAAAATACAAGTCATAATTTTGGAGATGGTCAAATAATATATAATTATAAAGAATTACATATATGTAAAGTACAAGAAGATGGTACTTCTGTAATGTTTACTATTCAAACTAAATAATAAATATAATAAAATTATAAAATTATGATTAATGAAGATAGAATGTTAAAAACATTAACATTTGTTAATGTTCATAAACACATAAAAGCTTTATTTATAATGATTATAAAATGGCTTGGAATTATTGATGACACATTAGAAAAAAAAGCCGATTTAATTGGTGGAAAAGTTCCTGCTGAACAACTTCCATCTTATGTAGATGATGTTATTGATATTGCTGCTTTTGCTACTAAAACAGAATTAGTTAATAATATAGGAAAAGCTAATTATACTAATAAAAATTTTATTGTAAATAGTCCTACTTCTGATTCTTTATATAATAAAATAGTAATTACTAATGCTAATACTTCTCAAAATGATTGGGAAATTATTGATCCTGAAGATGGAAAAATTTATATAAATGAAAGCAATAATCATAGTTACAGATGGAGTGGTAATAGTTTTGTAGATTTAGATAAAAATTTTAATGATAGATTAGATGTTATTGAAAATAAATTATCCATTATTACTTTAAGTGGATTAACTAATAATTATGATTTAAGTACCGCTACTGATGGAATTTCTACTTTAAAAGCTAAATTATTAAGTAATAATAATAGTGCTAATATGTTATTAAGAATAGTAGATACTAATAACAAATCTTATTATTGCAAAATATTAACAAGAGATTATACAACAGTAAGTACAAATATTAGTGTAAATATTGATATAGAAAATAAAGGATGTATTCAAACTTATAATATTACTGATGATAATATTACTTTAATAAATAATAATGCTACTTTATTTATTACAAGTAATACTAATAATAATAAATTAGAAATTAATAAAATTATCCCTAATGTAACTACTGCTCATATAAGTTATAATAATATTATTTATACACAAGTAGATTTATCTAGTACAAATTCTGTAAGATTTATTGGCTATAATAGTAATGCTATTTTAAATTATTATGCTTTAAATAAATCTACTGGTACTGTACAAACTATGGATACTTATAATATTGGTAAAACTTGTTTATATAAAGCTAATCTGTCTTTAACTGATAATGAAAAACAAAATATACAAGAAAATCTTAATGTTTTATATTTTACTACTAATACTAATGAAGCAAGACTTGCTCAAATACAAAAATATAATTTAAAAAATAAAAAAAATCAATCATTTTCTTCTGTATATAATATTAATAATGTAATATATTATGGAGTATGTAGTCTATATTCTAATACTGAAATGTCTTTAACATCTTTTAGAAAATATAGTGTAATTACTAATATTATTAGTTTAGATACTGGAGAAGTAATTACAGATTTTATTATGTCTTTACAAGAAATATTTAATCATCAAAGTTATAAAGTATTAGGAGGAAATAAAATAAATATTAATGATTGGCATAGAGCTTTAATAAATTCTTTATATCCTACATCTATTATAGTTAAAGAAGATAATATAACTAATGCAGTTGATGATTCCACAGCAAATAAAATATCAATAAGTGGAAAAATTATATATGAACCAACAGATAATAAAATTATTGAATTTAGTAGAGGAGAAGAAACAGAAGATGCTATATATTTTATAAGTAATTATAGTGCTGATCAATATAAACAACTTAAATATAATAAATCTACTAAAAAATTTGATGCTGTGTCTATAAATAATTATACTGGAAGTTCTTCATCTATATCTGATTTATTTATTGATATTACAGGAAAAGTTGGAAATATTACTGATGAATTACATAATCAAATTATTAACACTCCTGCAATAATATTTAACAATGTTATATATTTTAAAACTTCTACTGCTGATGGAATTAAAATTCATTTTATAAATTATGAAGAAAATGGAGATCTTAGTGAATTAATATATACTATTGCAAGTAAATCATTTACTACTAATTCTGTTAGTAATACTATAATAAATAAAGAAGTTATTATTTCTAAAGCTATGAAAAATATTGTTCCTGCTGATATATTTACTACAAGTTTATTACAAACTATTAATATTGTTGAAAATGCAAATAGATTAAATATAATAGTTAAAGATAGTTCTTCTATGAAACAAACTTTGACTATATTAAATGTTTCTAAAACATTACAAAACGGCGAAATTGCTGATAGCAATTATTCTATAACTTGTGCTTTTAATGGAATAATATATTATGGAAATGTAAAAAATAATGTATATAATATAATAGCATATAAAACTTTTTATTCTTTATTATATTCAAGTAGTGGCGGTGGAGCAAATTAAAATAATTATGTTTAACTTATAAAAATTACAATTATGAAAGATTTAATTAAAGCTATTTTTCAATTAGATGTTCCAAAATAGATTAAGAGAGTATTTATAAATTATTTTGAAACTAATAAAGATAATATAAATATTATTAATTCTGAAATTGCATCTATAAAATCTAAAAATTCTGAACAAGATAGTAGCATTTTTTCTATTAATTCTGAAATTTCTTCTATTAAGTCCAGATTAGATGCTATAGAAGCTAAATTATTATGAAAGAAAATATAATTAATAGTATTATAGATAATTTTGACTATGTTTATATTTTAATGGTCAATATTATTACATATGGGTTAATAAAAATTTTTGATAGTCTTAACGGACCTAAACCTGTTTCTGTATTAGCTAAACGTATAATTACTACAATATCAATGATAATAATGTTTTGTATTTATTATTTTAATGAATATGAAAATATTATTAAATTAATAAATAGCTCTATTGCCGCTCCTTTAATTTGGAGTTGGATTTTACGTCCTATTATTATAAAACTTAATCTTGGCTATAAACAAAATGATATTAGTAAAGAATAAATGGTTTCCATTTGGAAATTATAAAGCAATTAATATTTGTGGAATAGTTTTTTATAAAGGTGATAATTTAAGCGATAAAACTATTAATCATGAAAAAATTCATACTAAACAAATGATAGAATTATTATTTATATTCTTTTATTTATGGTATGGAATTGAATATTTAATCATTAGATTATTTCACAAAAAACAAAATGATGTTTATCATGATGTTTCTTTTGAAGAAGAAGCTCATAATAATGATGACAATTTAAATTATATTGATACAAGAAAACATTATGCTTGGTTTAAGTATATTAAAGTCAAAAGTAGTAATAATAGTTAATTGGTTTGAAGATGAAGATGCAGGTATAGAAAAAGTTTGGAATTATTTTAGAGCTATTTAAAATTATATGATTATTATTATTAGTAAGCGTCGATATATTTGTATCGGCGCTTTTATTATTTCTATTAAAAAAATATTATTAAAATGCAAGTAATTGTAAATAATTTTTATATATTTAATCGAATTACTAATAATAATATTTATATTATGTCATCTATTAATCAACTTGTTTCAGAGATTGCTCATATTGCGCAAGCTCCAAATAATGTTCCTCTTCGTCGTTCTATTAGGCAAGAAATTATACATTATAGAAATGAACTTATTAGAAAAAGTTATAATAATCATTCTATTTCTGATAAAGTTTTACAACAAAAATTTGTTGCTACTTTAATAGATATTCCTGATGGAGATATTGAAGAAGCTAAAGACCTTAAACTTCCTTTAATAAAAAGAACTTCTCAAAAAGTACCTCGTCCTACAAGATTACCTATTAATTTACCTTTTCATTCTGTTAGAACATTAGGAAGTGTTAATGTTTATGAAATACCTTTTACTAAAGAGGCAAGCGTTAGATTTAATAAATATCTTCCTGGTATGTGTAATACTATTGCTTATGATTATATTAATGAATATATTTATATTTATATAAATCCTAATACAGAATTTTCAGGTATTAATAAAATAGTAATTGAAAGTATATTTGAATATCCTCATATTATAGAAACTGAAACTGTTGATGGAAAAATTGATATTAATGATCCTTTTATAGATGATAATGAATTTTTATTACCCGAAGATCTTATAGGGCCTATTAAAGATATGGTTCTTCAAAGACTTCATTTAGAAATACCAAGAGAAGATAATACAATTTCTGTTCCTAATAAATTAAACGGTTAATATAATATGAAACCAGATATTAGTAATCAAGAACATTTTTATACATTTATTGGAAAATCTAAAATAAATGCTAAAGAAGCTGCAAGAAGTTTAGAAACTTCTCGTACTGTTAGAGATAATACTTATGCGTATTTAACAGAAAAGAAAGAATATATTAAAAATACTTTTAATATTGATTTAGATAAATATGAATCTGAATGGGTAAATAAAGTTTATAACAAATCCGAAGATTTATATAATATTGCTAAAAAGTTATTAGAAAAATACGAAAGTGGAGAGGAACGAATTGTTTTATTGCAAATAGTTAAATATTGTGTAGTACTTAAAAAATGTTATAATAGTAGAATAGCTTTTGAATTATATACTAAACAAAAAAATATTAATTATAAACAATATTTAAATTATTTAAGAGATTATTATTATACTGTTCATAAATGTGTTTTACAAGGATATGCCTATAATTATGCTCATGGTACAGGGGATTTAATTGTTAGTATATTTAAAAATGTCAATCCTAAAACAGTTGTAGATTGGATGGCTACTAAAAGAAATAAGGAAAAGTTAATTAAAGAAGGTGTTAAAGTTTATAATGAATTAGAAGCTGCTTGGTATAGCGCTCGCGGAATAAAATATGATGGAGTAGATTATAGAATATTTAAAAATTTAACAAGTATTCATAAAATTACTTTTATAAATAGTAAAATTATTGTTAATAAAGAAATTGATTTTGAATGTACTATGTATGCTAAAAGAGATATTAAACATTATAGTGAACAAGAATTAGCAAATATGTGTGATACTCGTGATAATATTTATTATTTACCTTTATCTTTAAATAAGAAAATAAATGTTCTTCTTTATCGTTTTCCAGAAGATTATGTTAAATTTATAAGAAATGAAAGTCAACATGAATACGAACTTGGAGCGCATAATAGCAAAAATAGAAAACGATTTCAATCCTGATAATAGTGATTGGATACCTCGTGTTGCAGCGTGGACTATTGACGCTATGGCTCAATTAAAAGTATTTAATACTATTAAAAAACAAAGAACTCTTTCTGTTAATGAAAGAATAGCTATATCTCCTTGCCCTATTTCAGAGCAAGGATTTGCTGTTTATGATAGTAATGGTTGTAAAATAAATAAATTAGATAGTAAGAATAATCGCTGTTGTTCTTCCTTTACGGGGGAAAATCAAAAAGCTATTTCTGATACAGTTAGTATTAATATTAATAATTCAGCTAAATATGCTCCTAATGAATTAGCTGAATATACTAATTCTCCTAAATTTGAAGATAGACATATAATTAAAGATATTAGTTCTAATTTAGTTAATATTAATAAAAATTATATTATAATAGGAGATAATAAAATAGAATTATCATTTGATACTGATAAAATTATTATAGAAAATATTGAATTAGAAACTTATTATAGTGATTATTTTAAATGCGATTTACCTGTTATTCCTGATAATGGAAATCTTATAGAAGCTATTGCTTCTTATTGTATGTATAAAATGCTATTGAGAGGATATAAACATCCTGTTCTTACTCTTCAAGGTAATAATCCAGCAATAAATCCTTATGTAAATTGGATTAGTTTAAAGCCTAAAGTTAAAACTTCTATTGTATTAGATAAACAATTAGATATTTCTAATACTAATGCTTGGAGATCATATTTTTATAATTTTACTTTTATGTCTAAAAGCTAATGAATATTACTCCTAAATTAAGTTTAAATAAACATCCTAAAGATTGTAATTCATTATCTTTAGTTAATGCTACTAATGTAAAAGTTACTAACGATTTAACTTTAATTAGTAATGAAGAGGATTTAAAACGAAATGAAATTATATATAATACGCTTAATAATAAATTTGGTGGAAGTGGCCATAGTATAATAGGAGCAATACCTTGTAATGATGAAATAATAATATTTGCAAGTGGGCAAGGAACAAGTGTCATCGCTCGTTATAATGAAAAAGAAAACAAATGTAAAATTATATATAATGGACATTTATTAAATAATATAAATAAAATTAAAGGCACTTTTACTTATAATGCAAATAATGATTTAATAATAGCAATATCGCTATATAATACTAATACTGATGAGCCTTTACGAGTATTTAATTTAGGAAAATTTAATGATACTAATATAGATAATAATCAATTTAAAGATGAAATTTCTTCAATTATTCCAGAAGTTAAATTGCCTTCTATTGAAAGTCATTATTATGTTAAAGGTTCTTGTTATAAAGGTTGGACATATTTATATATTAGATTTAAAATAAATAAAACTGATTATACACAATGGTATAATTTTGGTTATCCTATATTTGTTGATGATATTTATAGACAACAAATATTTAGATATTGTTTTTATCAATATAGAGTTGGAAGAAATGCTGCTGAATTAGATTTATATAATGTAGATGATGTAGATGGTCATAGTTCAGTTCCTATGGATGGATTTGGTACAGGATGTTATGATGGATTTAGCAATAATTCTGAAATATCTAACACTACTTTTGCTATAAATTTAAATTTTAATAGTTTTAATAATTTTGATCAATATCAATTAGGTTTTGTTTGTGCAAGTAAAGCCTATACTAAAGCTTTTACTACTAATGATATAAACATATCAAATACTAATTATGTATTTAATCCTAAATGTTTATCTGAGGGAAGTATTACTGAATTTATTACTGCATATTATAATTATTATAATGTAAAAAATATAATTAATTATAAAAATAGATTATATATATCTAATTATAAAGAACAGACTTTAAATAAAAAAATAGATCAATCTATTATAGATAGTGTTTCTATATCATTAAAAGTAAATACTACTAATTTTGCTTTTTCATCTACAAATAAAGATACTGTAAGTACATTAAAACAAATTGTTACTTTAACTGAAAAACGAAAGGATGTTCGATCTGGTCAAGAACAATTAAAAACTCCTAAACAATATTTTTTAGATATAAATAGTATTTCTGATATTACAAATCAAAGTATTCCTTTTAATAAAATATTAAATGTAGATAATTCTATTGATTTAATAGTAAAAATTACTAAAGAAGGCAATACTACTGAAAAAGTTATAGATATAAATTCTATAACTATAAAGAAAGATCCAAGCGATAATTCTACTCTTCCTGGATATTGTAAAATAAAAATAGGAGAAGACGTTTATGATTCAATAGAATATTGTTTTAAAACTGATGTAGATAGTAATGGAAATCATACAAATTTTAAAATATTTAATGCTACTAATTATATAATTAGTTTTCAAAAAAAATGTATAGATACTATTAGTTCATTTAATGATAGATTAAAAGAGTCTACATTAATTCCTGGAGAAGTGTATAGTTTTTATATTCATTATATAGATAAATATGGACACGCTACTAATGGATATAGAATAAATAATAAAACATATCTTACTACTAATACTGGAAATGGATATTTTATACCAATTAAAATATATTTGCCTGTTAAAAATTTGACAGAAGGGTATATAGCTGTTAATGAAGAATATACTTTAAAAGAATTTAAAAATGTATTAAATAGTAGTGGAAATTTAAATATATATAATATTAATAAATTTAATAATAAATTAATCAGTTCTGGTTCTTCTGCTTCTAAAAGTGATATAAAAAACTATTTATTATCATTATATGGAGATTTATTTGCAGATAATATTACTAAATATGATGATATAAAAATAGCTAATATATTTAATAGCGGAAATGTAAACGGAGCCACTACTGGTAATTTTGGAGTGTATATTAATGAAAACAACGAAAGATTATTTAAAATACCTGAAGAAGAATATTATTCTACTTATGAAGGAATAGTGAATTATAAATACGGATTGCGAGTTACAGTTAAAATACCAGAAGATTATATAGGTTATTTTATTAGTTATGAAAAATTTGAGTCTACTAAAAAAGTAACAGGTTTTCTTACTAATAAAGATGCGAGAGAAATTAGTGCAATCGAATATAATATTGGGCAAGGAGTTACTTTTAAAAATTATGAAAATAATAAAGTAAGCTCTGATATGTATTTATATAGTAGTACATTTGATATTAAAGATAGTTTATCTACTGATTATAATTTTATAAGAATAAAAGCTAAAAGTACTAAATATTGTAAACATAATAATAGTGGAAATATAACTGTTACTACTGAAGGAAATGATGGATTTATCGCAGAAATAAGTAAATCTGATATTCTTTACAGAAACAGTTCTATAAATTATGCTTATGATTTAAATAAATCTTTAATTAGTTATACTGCTATACAAGATAAAATATACCCTATTGATAATTATAAATTAGTAGTAGCTGATTCTGTTAAAGACGATAGAGGAGGATTAAGTACAGCTATTAAATTAAAAAATATAGAAAGTTTATTTATTTCTGATGATAAATATAGAGTAAATACATATATTGCAAGTCTTTATAATTATCATAATAAATTATATGTAAGTAAAGAAAAAACTCTTATTAGAATAGGTAATATAATTTATGGATCTGGTACTATAAATACTGACATAAACGATGGCTTTAACGGAGTATATACTTATGATGGTGTAATTGTATATAATGGAAATGGGATTACATTTAATTCTGAAAATAATAATTTATATAATACTCGTGGAAAAGTAAGTAAAAGTATTCCTGATAATTCGGATAAAAATATAGGATTATCTGTACTTGATGAAACTTCAGAAAGAGTTTTTCATTTAAATATTCCATTTTTAAATTATATTCAGTTTCCTGTTATAGATACATATTATTACGAAAGTAAATATTTTAATAATAATCCTCAGAATGTTATATTCTCTATAATGAAACCTAATGAGCAAGACGTTGATACTAAAGGATATTGGCCAGGTTTAATTGTAGAACCAAAAAATTCTATTGATTTATTTAGTAATCCTCAAGGATCTCAAGATGACTTTATTCCTACTGTTTATAACAATTATAGAGATGATATATTAAATATTACTCAATTTGATAAGACTATTAGAAGAAGTAATGTTATTCAAGATGAAAGTGCTGTAAATGCTTGGAGACAATTTCCTACTGAAGGCTATAAAAATATTAATGAGAATAAAGGTATTATTACTAATTTAGTAGGTATTGGTGTTTATTTATTAGCTCACACTGAACATAGTTTATTTATGTTTAATGGTGATGCTACATTACAAACTAAAGACAAAAGTTTACAATTATTACAACCTGATGCTTTTGATACTAATTATGTAGAAGTATTTACTTCTGATTTAGGATTTGGAGGATTACAAGATGATTTAGCTTTTATTGTAGATCAATTTGGTTATATATTTTATAATAATGATTTTACCAGATTTTATAAATTTGATAATGGTCAATTATCTTTAATAGATCAAGATATTTATTTATATTTACAAGATAATAAACCTACTAATGTTAGATTTGGTAATGATAAATTTAATAAACGTTTATTAATTAGTTTAAAGTTATCTAATAATACTACTAAAACTTTAAGTTATAATTATGAATTAGGTAATTTTGTTAGTTTTCACGATTATAATTTTATTCAAGGTTATAATACTAAATCTAAATTATATTTAATAAGCGGGAATAATTTATATAACGACATATATAATTTTACTGATGCTAAAAGTTATGGTACTTATGAAAGTTTAAGTTTTTCTACTACATATCCATCTTCTATAAGTATTATTCTTAATGAAGATTATGATGCTATAAAATTTTTAGAATTTATTAAATATAATGTTCGTAAAGTAAGTAAATCAAATAGTCTTGTTAGTATATCCCCCGTAAAGGAAGGTATGCAGCCTTATGCTGGAGATATATTAGAAATATTTAGTGAATTTACAAATACTGGAGAAATAGATATTAATATAGATACTACTAATAAATTTAATAGATATTCTAAACCTTGGTTTGAATTAGGTAATTGGAATTTTAATTATTTTAGAAATAAAATTTCTACTTATAATGGTAGCGGTTCTGATAAACTTACTCGTATTTATGGAAATTATATAGTTATTAAATTTACATTTGATAATAAAGATAAAGTTTGTATTGAATTTGAAAATTTAAATGGCAGTGTTTCTAAACAAAGAAAATTATGAGAAAAATAGTTAAACGTGATAATAGAAAAAAGGCTTTTCTTGGTGCTATAATTGGTGGAATTGCAAGTATCGCAGGTTCGGCTATTGGTGCAGCTAAAAGACGTAAAGCTGAAAGAGAACAATTACGACAACAACAAATTGAGCAAAATCAAAATGATGCTAAAGCTCAAGCTCAAGCCCTTACTGCTGCTGTTGCCAGATCGGAAGAGCACACGTCTGA